TCTCGATGGTACAACCCGGCAGTGAAACTGCGTTGGGACGTGAAGAATCTCTGTTCGGATAGGTTGACCGAGAAAGAATATTGCATCAGCAGGAATACGTCGTCGAAACAGTGTGTAACGACCTTGAACGTGAAGGATATTCCGTCCAACCGGTTGTTATTCCGGCTTGTGCCGTCGGAGCGCCGCACAGAAGGGACCGTGTCTTCTTTATTGCGAGAAGAATACAAGACAATAACAACAACATCGGGAGTGGATATACTTGTAGATTCGGAAGATTTTCCGTTTCTGAATCAATGGAAATGGAAGATAAACAATTCAGGGTATGTTTACAGAACAATCAGAGCGAAAGAAGATGGAAAGAAATGGAAGACTATCTTGATGCACAGATTGATTTGCTGTCCGAAGGAAAACGAGGAAGTGGACCATATCAACAGATGCAAAACGGACAACAGAAAGCAAAATCTTCGGATATTAGCTCATTGGGAAAATCTTCACAATCGGAAGAAAGGTTCAGGAGTAAGGAAACCGAAGGGACGGAACAAATGGCATGCGATAATCTATGTGAACAGGAAAAGGATTCACCTCGGATTTTTCGATACAAAAGAGGAGGCGATGAATGCAAGGTTGAATGCGGAGAGAAAATTGTTGTCCACCGTGCAGACGCAGGGGTTGAAGGTATGCAACGAAAATGGGAAGACAACATTCTATCCGGTAGGGCTGCTCCCGACGCCGATGTCTACCGACATACACCATGCAAAACAGGTGAAGGATTTGAAAAATGCAGGTGCAAAAACGATGGCGAGTCGAAGAAACGGAAGCAATCGTCCGAACAGCCTAATGGATTTCCACGGAATGTTACCTACACCAACGACAAGTTGCCACAATCCCGGAACGGCAAAGGACCGGAAAGACGGCAGTCCCCGGACATCAGAACTGAATCATTTGTGTGCCCGCCTGATTGGGAAAACTTCCCTACTCAATCCCCTGTTTGTAGCCGAGATGATGGGATTTCCACCAGATTGGACGGTATTGCCTTTTCAAAGTGGCGGCAGGAATCAATAAAGGCATACGGCAATGCGATTTTACCACAGGTTATATATGAAATTTTTAGAGCAATAAATATTGTAGAAAATGGAAGAATGGAAAACTATTGAAGGTTATGATGGAAGATATGAAGTCAGTAGTCATGGACGTATTAGAAGCGTCAGTATGTTTTTAGGGAATCATATATATCATGGAAAGGTTTTATCTCCCACAATAGCGACAAATGGATATTTAAAAGTTAATTTAATATTAAGAGGGAAAAAGAAGACTTGTTTGGTGCATAGGCTTGTCGCGAAAGCGTTTATAGAAAATAGAAAAAATCTACCACAAGTAAACCATAAAGATGAAATAAAAACCAATAATAATGTTGACAATCTCGAATGGTGTAGCGAATCGTATAATTGTAACTACGGTAAAAGGAATTTTTTATTGATAGAGAAAACAAGGAAGCCTGTATTGCAATTATCGGTTGATGGGAATTTGATAAACAGATTTGAAGTTTTAAATGACGCATCCCGAATCACTGGGATAAATGCCGCACATATTTGTGATGTATGTAAAGGGAAAAGGAAATTAGCTGGTGGATATGTATGGAAATACGCCACAAGTAATGTATGAGATATTCCTGGCAATAGAATCTATAGAAAAAATTAGTGAAAATGAATAATGAGGACAAAATTATATTAGACGCCTGCTGCGGCAGTAGAATGTTTTGGTTTGACAAGCATAACCCACTTACTTTATTTGTTGACAAACGTTCAGAAACACTTACGGCCAAGGACAGAGGCAAGACAAGGGTCATAGAAATAAAGCCGGATGTAATAGCCGATTTCACCAACCTTCCATTTGAGGACAATTCTTTCTACATGGTAGTATTCGACCCACCGCACCTGAAAACACTTGGTGAAACCTCATGGATGGCTAAGAAGTACGGTAAACTGCCAAAAGACTGGCAGACACTCATACTTGACGGATTTACTGAGTGTATGCGCGTCTTAAAGCCTAACGGAACACTCATTTTCAAATGGAACGAGAGTGAGATAAAAGCTGCGGAAGTTTTGTCTGTTATTCCGTTCAAACCTCTTTTCGGACATACTACCGGAAGACAGAGCAAGACAATATGGATGTGTTTTATGAAACTCGAGAAATTTCGAGCCGGATAAATGGTGTTAAGTTAAAATTGGTGTTTATGAAATATATGGGAAGCAAATCAAGAATAGCAAAGTATATTTTGCCTATAATCCTGAAAGACCGAAAACCTGCACAGTGTTATGTTGAACCATTTTGCGGTGGATGTAATATGATTGATAAAGTAGATGGTTTCAGAATCGCGAATGATAACAATCCGTATCTGATAGCAATGTGGAAATCTCTTATCAACGGCTGGATTCCACCTGTGAGAATTGAAAGAAATCTTTATAACGAGGTGAGAGAGTGCTACAATAGGCATACAGATGCTTTTGCCTTAGATTACATAGGTTGGGTTGGATTCATGGGTTTGTTTAACGGACGTTTTTTTGACGGGGGATATTCCGGGCATAGCGTAGGTGGTAAATGCGGACAACGCGATTACATATCAGAGCAAATAAGGAATACTTTGTCACAAGTTGAGAACTTAAAAGAGGTTGATTTTGTATGGTCTGATTATAAAAAATTATATATACCCGACAAAAGCATAATCTATTGCGACCCACCATATAAGGGAGTAAAAAAATACTCCTATTCCATTAATCATGATGAATTTTGGGAATGGTGTCGAAAGAAAGTACAAGACGGCAACCAGGTGTTTGTTTCAGAATATAATGCACCCGATGACTTTATGTGTATCTGGGAACGACCTTTGAAAACATCTATTAATCAAACTGTAACAAAACATGCGGTAGAAAGGCTGTTTGTTCATAAATCGCAAATATGATTCAGGGTAACAGAGTAAAATCGCCACATCAAGACATCATGGTGCAAAATGTGTGTTTCGGAAGACAATCGGGAACGGAATAAAAGGAAGAAATGAAAACAGTTAAACTTTCCAATTTAAAAGTCGGCGACCTTTTCATCCATAAAGGAACGGTGTACGAGATTATTACAAAGAGTAAGTGGACTTCCCAATGTAGGTATCTAAATGATAAATATCGCTTCGGTGGTTGGTGTCAATACTTGTATTGTGATTTTAGTAATTACACAAAAGTGGAAATTTAATATTAACATATTGATTATGAAACGAAGAATAAGAGAAAAGGTGCAGAAATACCAGCATAGATACAAATTGCATCAGTATTTGAAGTATGCCCGCCAATGGTGTTTTGCTCTGGCATATAAGGGTAAACTATACACGTTGTTAGACGATGGTAGAATTGTAAAGGAGAACAGTTGGTTATGAAGCGTTTAATTGATGCCATTATAAAGAAATGGTTCTGTTGCCACGAGTGGGAATACTTATTTGAGAGGAGAGTTGAAGTTGTTGATGATTGGGGCGATAGAAGTTGGTACACCGTCCGTCACTATTTCTGCAAGAAGTGTGGTAAATATAAGAAAATTAAAAGTCATTGATTATGAAACAGACAGTAGAAGAAGCAGCCCAAAGCATGGCTTACAATAAGATGCCAGATTGGGGAGGATTGCCAGCATTGGCGAAAAAATATTTTATAAAAGGTGCAGACTGGCAGGCAAAGCAATCTCCGTGGATAAGCGTTGAGGAACAGTTGCCAGAAGAAAATGAGAATATCATTATCATGTGCAAGCATGGCGCAATATTTAATGGCACATACTGTAATGGAGTATGGTTCTGTATGGACGGTTATATCAATGATATATACAAAGACAGTCCTATTTATACTTCAATGGGCAGTATACCTCCATTATGGGAGCCTGTGGCCTGGATGCCCATCCCCTCTTTCAATGAGATACTCGAAGCCAACAAGGATGTACTGGAACGGATTAAAGAGAAAGGAGACTGATATGGGAAAATACAGAATATACAGATACGGACTTTTTGACCACATTTTTGACGTTCAAGTGAAAAAGTGGTATGGATGGGTACTCGTTAAGAGGTTTAAGGCGGATGTGAGTTCTAACGACGCGATGATAGACAATATTTATTACTGTGAAATACTATCCAAGGAACTTTTGGGAAAATTGGAGGAGGAATTATGAAACCAAAACAAGTATTATCAGTCGAACAGATGATGCATTTGAAGGAGCTTGGGTTGGACACAAGCGATGGAAGCATGTGTCTTGAGTGGAATGAATCAGATTCAGACAACATGGTTGTACCTCTCCGGATGCCGATACGAATTACGACTATTATCATGAAACTTACACTTTGCAGGACATTCTCGATAAGCTGCCGACACTTATAATTATAAGTTCCGATTTTTATAAGATTTGCATTGAACCGTTTTGTGGATATTGGGATATATATTACTATAAATCTGATGCTACAGAACTTATCTCGAAAAAGTCTGAAAATATTATTGATGCGGCTTACGATATGTTGTGCTGGTGTATTGAAAACAGGTATATTAAAACTAATCAGTTATGAAAGCAAGAATAAAAGCAACCGGAACGATTGTAGAGGTTGAAGGCTTATTTGACGTTGGGACTGCCTTAGTGAATGGTAGGTATTTCAAAGTGTCAGAACTCGACTTCTTTGATAATTTTGAAACTATTGATTGGGAGCACAGGCGTTATGAACTGGCGAAGGCTGCAATGCAAGGATTCTGTAGCAATCCACATCAACAGATAATGGATGCTGACTCAAATATGGTGGCAGAATGGAGTATTGGTTTCGCTGATTCACTAATAAAGAAATTGAAAGGGAAATAACCATGGATATAGAAGAAGCAAAAAACAAGAAAGCGAAAGCCGAAATGGAGATAGCTCATATTCTGGAAAAACTTGAAGCTGAAACGGGTTTAAAAGTCAGCAACATGTTTTATATATGCAGAGAAAAGGATAAATCTGCGTTAGCTGTTTCCCCCATAGAGCATATAAAAACCAATATAATCTTAACGTTGTAACCATGGAAATAAAGAACGTAGGACAACTTAGAAAAATAATTGAGAATCTTTCCGATGATTACGAAATAGAGATGCGTGTCAGACGCAAATTAACGGATGAAGAATTGAAAAATTGCAGATACCCTTATCCTTACGATACAGAGTATTTAATTCTTGAATTTGATGATATAGGTGTGTCTGACAAAGTATTATGTTTGGGTGTAACTTCTAATAGATGAACGGTATGAAAGTAAATAACGGAATAATAATAGACGGAGTGCTGCATGAAGCGGTGCAAGATAATATTCATTGCGCCTCATGCTCTCTGTACGAGAAATGCGCAGAGGTGAACTACACAGCATGTATAACCGATTTGTTTAGCTGTGGCGGTTTTATCAATCGTGGCAAAGTGACAGATATTAAGATAGATAAGGAGGAATAACTATGGGATTTACAACACCGTGTTTCATAAGAAAGAATACACCGGAGCTTCGGAAGAAGCTGGAAGAGTTGGGATATATCAAAAACTCTCCTAAATGGACGGATGATTGCAATATAGTATGGGCTTATCAATATTCAGAAGAAAAGGGATTTGATACTCCCCACTATGTAATTGCGAACGCTTTTGATATTCCTTTTGATAAACATAGCCGTTTATGTGGAAAATTTATTGATTGCGGAACCAACGAAGAACTTTTCTTGGCTATTGCTGCATTAAGGGATGATACAGGTGATAATCAACTATTTACTAATGAAAAGGGCGATTGGGGTATATACCGGGATGGCTCTGACGGCGGTTTACCTGGAATGGATTTCTATGGGATGCCTAATGATTTTAACTTATCATATTATCACAAGGCTACCGTAAACGAACTGATTGAACACTTTAAAGTATGAAGAAAAAAATTATCATTTTGGCAACAGTTGCACTATTCGGGTGCAATAACCCTGGAGAATACCCTATAGAACACCGTACAAGAGAGGGAAGCATAACTTATCTCAATGATAGTATAGTAGTCATTTGCACCAGCATAGAGGGACTTGACAACTACGAAACGAAGATTATTAATTTGAAAAGACAATAGCCATGACCGAAGAACTTGTGACATTAGAGACTGCGAAGCTGCTGAAAGAGAAAGGTTTCGTTTGGGAGTGTGAACACATAATAGACCGCAATAAGGTTATTACAAAATATGACCTTCCGCAAAGTATGTCGTGTTGTACGGAAATAGATGACGAACCAGTTGAATTTTTGTGTCCAACATTGTATATCGCCCAAAAGTGGCTGCGTAAAATAAGAGGTGTGTATGTATATGTAGAACCTGTTATTGGAAAAAGATGGAAGCTTTCTTTTTGTGATTTCAATGTTCCAACAGAAGAAAGCGACTGGATGGAGAACGAAATAAACAAAGGGAATGGCTATAAAGTATATGTCACCTACGAGGAAGCACTGGAAGCCGGGATACAAGAAGCATTAAAACTTATATGAGAATGGACCCTGTTGTAAATGATGCTTATAGGCTTAGAAAACTTTTAGAAAAAGCAACGGGGCTAAAAGTATATAAGTCGGAACTAATAGCCAACTATTTTAATGGCTATCTAAGTATAGTACAAGAGTATAAGAATGAAACCAATCCGCACATTACAGTAGCACAAGGTAGCTGGTCGATAGAAAACGGTGGGGAGTATAAAATTTCACTCTATACACCTACAATCGTTATTAAAGGCAAGAGGATACTTAATACTCGTTTTGTAAAAGATGTAGCCTATAAGATAGTGGAAGCATTAAATGATGAATTTGGGGAAGATAATTGGAATACGTGCAATGAGGAGCAAAAGTGTTGGCTTCCCATGTCTCGAAACTCTTTCTATTTACAAATCCCAAATTTTGAGAAATATTAAAACTTATATGATTATGAGCAAAGGAATTTACACAAAAGAAAATGTAGGTAATGGTGTATTCATCTTTACCGTCAATAAGAATTTTGTAAAACCTAAATTTTGGGGACTGCATGAAGAAAACGAACAGGCACAATGTGCAGTTATTATCCATGATGGCAATGCTTTATTCTTCTATCCGGAAGATATGGATAATGATACCCATATTCTTCTTGATTGGGAGAAAGAACAAACAGGAAAGATATATCCAACCACAGAAGAAGGCATGAAGGATACCGATGGAATAGGCAATACCAAAGCATTGGCTGCATCCGGAAGCGAAATTGCTGAGAAAGTCATAGCATTGGACTTATGTGGATTAAGTTGGCGCATTCCTACACTACAAGAGAGTGTCTTAGGGTATGAACATAAGGTTATGCTGAATGCAGCCTTAGCTATCTGCGGAAAACAACCAGTGAAAGATGACTGGTATTGGTGTTCTACGAGAAAAGGAAACAAACGCAATTTTATTCTCAGTTGGGGCGACGGTTTTAGATACGACAACATTCAGGACAGTGACGATTGGGTTCGCCCCGTGTCCGCTGCCTCTCTTAATTCACTTTAACCTTATAAAAGAAAGATACAATGAAGAAGATAATGTTCAACAATAAATACGGCTTAACCCAGGCTGTATTGGATGGTCGGAAGGCTATGACGAGAAGGGTCTGCAAGTATGACAGACCAAATGAAACTTATGATATTGTATTCCCCGTTTTTGAATCAAATGATTACGATAATGACGGGAACATAGTATCTCCATTAAATTATGCTTTTGGTTGGAAAAACGACAAAGGAGACTTTACGGGTTGGAATATTCCAAAATACAAAGTAAGTGAAGTCGTTGCCGTTGCACAGAGATACAAAGATGTAGTAGAAAAACGGGATGAAGCCCAAGAAACATTACTTCTATATAAAATAGGTGAAAAATATCTTACAATGGAAGAAATGGGAGCAGGATGGAGTAATACTATGTTTACAAAGGCTGACCTCATGCCCCATCATATCCGCATTACCGACATCAAGATAGAACGGTTGCAGAACATATCCGATGAAGATTGCTTTAAGGAAGGAATTTTTAAATGGGATGCTGGACAAAAGGATATTCCTTTTTATTCATTCCATAATGCAGATATACCCGACTACAATAATCCTCGTGACGCATTCGCAGAACTGATAGATAAAGTCTCCGGCAAAGGTACATGGGCGTCCAATCCTTATGTTTTCGTATATGAATTTGAACTGATTGATTAAAAACGAGAAAAGATATTGATTATGAAACGTGAAATAAAATTCAGAGGGAAAAGTACTGATACGGGGAAATGGATATATGGATTTCTCTCTTTTTTCTATACTGCCGGAAGGGGCGAAAACGGACTTATCTTCACAGACAAGGCAAAGATATATTCTCCGGAAAACTGCCGGTGCGATGACGTATGGGCTGAAACTGTTGGGCAGTTCACGGGAGTTAAATACAATGATAGAGAAATATATGAGCATGATTTGGTTGAATGCACTGGTGTACTATGTGAAGTAGTGTATAGTGATAAAATCGGTTCTTTTGTGCTATTAGAAGTTCTGTCTCAAAATCTTGGAAATAAGCCAATAGGACAAATGATAGATATGTTCGGGATTAGATATGCAGGCAATATTTACGACAGCCCGGAATTATTGAAAAAGCAACTATGAGTAATTTAGAACACGTCGCCACAATTGATTACTGCTACTGGAGATTAAACAAGCTCAAAGAACAGCTTTCCAAGCCTAAATCGACTATGGAGCAGTTGGTTGATAAAGCCTGCGGTTATAATGAAGTAGAAGAAGTGAAAAAGGAAGCTATAACCCTTTTGGAACAGATTGTTGAAAGTAAAAAGGCTATCGGTGTGAATTATTCGGGAGATAGTAAGTTCCTTGATAAATTAAAGAACAAAGAAACGCATGAGTAAACTATACAAAGCAACCCTCTTCGGTAAATCATTCATTATAGGATGGTTCAGTTATGCAGATAAATGGTATCATAATTTAGTATAATAAAATAATGGATATAACAGAATTAAAAATCGGTGACCGGGTGAGAATAAAACTCCCGTCACCACAAGGAGAAAGACTTTCCATACCCATGCAGGTAATAGGGATGCTTTCTAGTTTCAACAATCCAAGCCCTAAAGATACGGTATATCTTGACTTTGAAGGAAATGAGGGAGATATATGGGAAGAAGAAGTACAAAATTTAGTGTTTTCAGACAATGAAGAGAAGTCATGAGAAGAGCAGACAGAATAATCAGAGACAGACATTCCCGCATCCCGGACAAATACAAGAAGATTGACACTACGGTCAACGGGGATGTAGAAAGCCTTGCCGAACAACACAAGGAAGTGGAAAGAAGGCTATTTCCTCTACGCCTTAACAAGACCACTGTTATTTACGTCACAAAAGACAAACAGAATGAAGCATATGCAGCGAAAGCACGTAAACGGATGGGGATAACAGAGCCTAAGAAACCTTTCGTTGACCCACTTTCGGAAGAAAACATTACCAAGTTGTACAAGGAAGAAAATATACAGCCCCGCAGAATGGCAGAGATGTTGAATGTAAGTGTAAGGACGATATATCTAAGATTGGCTAAGTATGGACTTACAAAAGTTAAATGCAGATAATATGAAAGAGAATAATATTTTAAACAAAAAGATTTACACAGAGGCTATGATAGCAGCTTCTAAGGTTGATTTCCTTGAAAGCAAGGATGAGATTAAGATGTATGCCACTTCGTTGTATAACGCGATGATGTGGGGTAGAAAAGTAAAATATTAAGTTTTTTATTTGGCGTTATAGAAATTAGAGGTATATTTGCAGCGTTACACATATTAAGAGGCAGGCGGTTGTCTGCTTTATGCAGGCATTTTTTATGCTTGTAAGCTAACGCTGTATATTATAGCGGTCTGCAAACCCGTGTGGAGAGTTAATAGCCTCCCAACTGCCTCTTAGGTATGTGTAACGGCGGGTTAATTGCAGACCGTCTTCTTTCTGCAATGCCATAAAACGTTACAAAAATGGCTAAAAAGATTATTTTATCAAAGGAGAGTAGCGAAAGCGAAATCAAAGCGTATTTCAACGCAGTGTTAAAGTTGTCACAATCTGATGACGAGTTTCCCGTAAATCTCGATGAAGTTTGGCCCTTAGTCTATTCTGAAAAAGGAAAGGCTGTTAGAGCATTGACTTCAAATGAACAGTTTATTGAGGGGGTTGATTACAAGACGCTTGCCCAAAATGGCAAGCAAGATGAAGTAAGTTGGGGAGGTAGTAATAAAATTGATTATAAACTCACCGTTTCCTGTATGGAGTTCTTCATTGCAAGAAAAGTAAGAGCTGTTTTTGAGGTGTACAGGGAAGTATTCCATCACGCCGTTCATAAAACTATTGAAGACAAAAAGAAACCCCAGCAGTCGTTAGTGCTGAAAGACCAAATTACATGGGTAAAGGAAGCCAAGAAACTTCTAAGCCTTGACAATCATTCTACTTTGAGTATGCTTCAAAAGATTGCAGAACCTTTCGGATTGCCATTGCCCGAATTTGTTGATGAAGAAGCGGCACTACCAATATCAGAACTTCTCGAACATAAAGGAATTATGAATAAAAAAGGGAAGTTTATGAGCGGACAAGAAGGGAATAAAAGACTTCTTGAAGCAGGATTGATAGAAAAGGTCACAAGGTACAGCAAAAGCAAAGGGAAAGACGTTCCTCAATGGGTTATCACAAAGAAAGGTGAGAAATATGGGAAGATGCACCAATACAAAGACGCTTCATTCCCTTCTCCTATATGGTTCTTGAAAACATCGGATGAATTGCTGTCATTAATGAATGTAGCATAACTAACTAAATATTAACTAATAAAATGGGCATCCAGCATGAGGTGTTCACAACTTAATTTTAAATTAGACATTATGAAAAGATTAGAATTAAACCAATTAAATAAAACCCAAGCATTATCATTAGAAGCTAAGAGAGGCTCATGTATAGTATCTGACGCAACCGACACTCCCGTTTTTGAATTTACAATGATTGAGAACGACTCTATAAATTGTCTCATTGTTGATGATTCAGTAACACAGACGATTATTCCATATCATGATGCCATTAGGCTAAAGGAATATCTTTGCTCCACACTTGACGAATACCATGCCACCGATTCAGATAAGAAACTTGAATATGTTCAAACGATAGATATGAGTTACGATGAATGTGAATCTTGGTGTAAAAAGAACAAAGCATGCACTTTAGACGGAGATAGCGGGGGTAAGATAGAAATTCAGAAGTCTTATTCTTACTCAACTGATGAAAACGGGAATAAAATAATAGGCTCTGAAACACCGCTCTTATTTGTTTCAATGTGTGATGAGGATGCAGAAACGGAGTTTGCTTTTTCTGTGTCCGACAAAGATGATATTCGCAAGCTACGTGACTATCTGAACAACTATCTTGAAGACAACTTGTAACAACCTAAATTTTATCACCAAGCCCTGCCCGTACCTATTCCGGGCGGGCTTTTACTAAAAGACTAAACAAATATTCATCATGGAAAGAAATACAACACCCGCTAAGAAGCAATACGACCTTAGCGCAATAGACGAATTATTCAAAGACTGCATATCTCCCGAAGAATTACGGGAAGAGCTTATTGAACTAGCTTTTGATTATGTGCAATACGTAGATGACGGGAATACAGATTTTGTCAAATCGAACATGAGCACCATATATGTATTGTGCTGTGCCCTACAAAAAGTAAAAGAATTAGAGACACCAAGCTAATACCCTCACCAAAACAGCAAGCGGTATAACCCAATGGAGAACCCGTTCAAAGCGTTCTAAACGTTCCATTGGATAACCCGGAAAAGGCGGCAATAGTCCATGTAAAGGACATTGTCCGCCAATTCAAGCAGTTCATCTATGTAATCCCTTTTTCGCATCACGTTCAAGTTTTCTACGTTGTTGGCGGTTTATACCATTTGCCGCGGCAAGGCTGTTCAGCGTCTCTTTCTGTTCGGGAGAAAGCATGTTATATACTTCTTCCCGGGATTTGCCTGATAAAATGGCTTGTACTATTTTCCACATAAGCTACGTCTGCAATGTTCACACAAAAATTTCTTCGCTACCGGGAACATCTTCTGTCCCACATATCCGCTAAGGTACTGCGCCTCTTCCCCGTATGGGTCGATGCCGAACGCCCGTGAGATATGCCGGCATAGATGCCCCTTTTCATGGTCGAAAGAGTTTTGAAACTCTGCCGGGGAAGAAGTAAGGGCTATAACCATTACGGTTTGCCTGTTTCGGATATTGGAGTAAGTGATACCCGTATTCAGATTGCAGGAGCGCATGTTCTTATAGGCATTCACCAAATCCAGCCCCCTGCATCCAACCCGCTGAAGGTCGGCGATGATACGGTCGGTATAATAGCAGTCCACCGCATAATATACCCTTACTTCCCAATCATAATCCGGTATGTAAAATTCCTGTATTATCATGTTTTAAATGTTTCTTTTTGTTCTTTATATCTAAATCCATATTTACCTTTCGGTTTTTTAGTTTTAGTAGCTCTTGCTATATGCGACTTTGAAACACCTGTAAAACGGCTTGCTTCGGACACAGAACCAAATTCATTTATAAAATTCCATTGATTATCATAAACCAAAACTTTCCTTGCATTGGCAGTAACAGGCAATTCTCTGATATTAACGTTATCCTTATCATATCCCCAAAAATAACCTCCAGCTGTATTTAATTTTCCATTACATACATCTATTATACTGCTATGATCTATTCCTGTTTTCCTTGATGCTTCCGCTCCAGAATAATACTTAGCGATAAAATTACCTTGCTTGTCAAATTGGTAGACTGTCTTAGGAGCTCTTTTCTTATTGTTTTTCTTTTTTGTTTCTAAGGCTTTTCTAATTGAATCCTTTGAATAAGTATTTTGCTTACATCGAGAATATGTTATATTATTTAGAGCATTTTCTTTATATGTTACCCATCTTAAATTTTCAACATTATTATCGTTCCTTATAGTATTAATATGGTCAATGCAAGGCTTATTTTCAGGGTTAGGAATAAATGCTTCTGCGACTAACCGATGCACTCTTTTCGGGTATGTTTTACCATTCATATATAAGTTTACATAAGAATATCCATGAGTACCATCAGAAGCAACAGCAGACATAAGGTGAGATTTTCTTTTTTCAAAGCAATTCCCTCTTTTCACAATCCTGTCAACAGACCTTACATTTCCCATATTAGATACTTCATAAAGTCCTTCAAATCCACTAATTGGTTTCCAAATTTCTTTCATATAGCACAAATTTTAGTTTATGCAAATATATGAATTACATTAATTCAGACCAAATAATCGGGTTGCCAGAGCCTATGCAGTCGGCATAGAACCGCGTGAAAGGCATTCCATTGTAAGCGTCCACATCATCTATGTAATCCTTAATGAACAATGCGAGATGGGCTTCGTCAGTGATAGAACTTTTGTAGTAATCCGACTTTGCCATGTTTGCCACGTAAACGCTGTCGTACCCTGCATCTTTCTCCAGGTTTACACTGTACTTTTTCAGAAGCTCCTCTACCTGCTCTTTGCTGATTGGCTCCAGCTTTTCTTCTTTACCCGTAGATTTATTTTCCATCTTCATGCGGGAAACAGCCCATAGGCACATCTTCTTGCTGAAATGCCATCCGTACTGGCTGAGATAGTCAGCCATTGCAGGCGGTATTCTGTCGTATGTATCTAATCTTTGTTTCATATTTTCCTGATTTTAAGTGATTGGCAAAAGAGGGGAATAATCCCCTCTCCATTACATGAACTCTCCGTTGGCGCGTCTGCGTCTGCGTTCGCCCATATCATCACCGTAAGGCTGTGAATCGCGGCGTTCGTTGTAAACCGGATATTCCGGGAAGTAACCCGGCATACGGCGTTCGCCCATATCTAAGCCGCCGCTATAGCTTCCACCGCGTGAACCACCGCTGTTACGATAGCCCATTTCACCGCCCTGCATCTCACGCATGGCTCTCTCGTAACCATGACGGCAACCCTCTCTATAGGCTTCTTCCATAGGATTACCGCCTCTCATACCGAAGTCACGGTCATATTCTCCGCGCCCTTCTTCCAATATTTCCCACATTCCCATATTATTTCTTTGTTTTAGATGTTTCAGCCACTCCGAGCTGTTCCATAAGCCGTTTGTTCAATTCCATAAGGTCGGACATGTTCTTGCTCATTTCTGCCATTTGCCCTTTCAGAGAGGATATTTCCTGTTCCTGACGTTGTTTCTCTGCAAATTCGGGGTTCAAGAGCGTCAGCATCTTATCACATCCCGCAATGACGGAATTGTGGAAGTCCATGCTGTTGATAATGTCTATGCTTTTCTGTTTCATAGAAGCGACCTCGTTGTTCATCGCATCACGAGAACATGACACTACGATATTACCGTTCTGTCCAAAGTCGGCTATATCCATGCCGGCAGGTAGATTTTGGAAAGTAGTGTTCTGCCCGTTGATACAGACAACGACATCCACAACCATTTCCATTTGGGGCAACTGTCCCATAGGGGGTGCCATAGGATATTTCGGCTTGGGAGCGGAAACGCTGACTACCGGACCGTATTCGATAAACGGGTTAGCATCCTTATGAAGTATATACAACTGGTTATTGGTACGAAGTGATTGAAACATATTGGTTTGATTTTAAAGGGGTGTGGCTATTCCCATTTTGGAAACAACCACAAAGCCCCATGTTAACTACTTGCTCTTTTGAGCGGTTGCTTCTGCTGTCGGAGTCGGTGCCGATGCGGTTGTCGGACGATACCCACCGTTAACAAGGAACAGTTCGTTGGTGTACTTGTTATAGTGGATTTCGTAGATACCCGTTCCAGCAAGGTTGCCGACAGTCACCGGCTCATTGTTGTAAGCCAGCAACGGTCTTGTATCCCCGTTAGTCCCTATCAGTATCGGGAGTGTAGCAGTCGTGCCGGCTGGTATCGCCTGGCGGAGACTGACATAGAAACCGCCTACATAGCTTCTGTTACGGAACGCATGGTTAGGAAGCTCCAAAGTCACGTTCTCCGTGCCGACCGTTACGGCTACCGTAGGAAGGGTATTGAAATTAGCCCTTCCAATAGTAGGGAACAAGAAAGGAAATCCTGTAAAAAAGTTAGGCCACATAATTACCCCCTTTCTTACCGGAATTAACCCCAGTAGTTGTTACAACCACAACCGCCACGTCCATACATTGCATCACCGGCGTAAGCACCGAAAGCCGCAGCACGGAAACAATCTGTGTTGATGGCTTGCAATTGCGGGTATGGCACTGCTACTGTAGGCGGCATTGAACAGCGGATTTTATCCACCTCTCCCTGCAATGTTTGTAGACTTGCTACTATTGGAGCAATTTGTTGCGTTACGTTTCCAAGAATAGTTGCATTCTGATTACGCTGTGAAATTTCACCTTTCAAAGTAGAGATTTCAGCGTCTTTAGCAGCCAACGCTTCTTGCTGACGACGCGCCTCTGCCGCATCCATTTTTGCTACAAGTGCTTGGAATCCTTCACGGTAAGCGTCCGCTAAAGAACGCGTATTCCCTTCCATTGTGCGTGTAAGCGTATTCATGTTTTCGCAGCTTGCTAAGCGGCTTTCATACCCTTGACGCTCAATTGCTGCCTGATTTTTGCAGCAGCAGTCTGCAATCTGAGTAAGAACAGCCTGATTTCCGGACTGGAATGCGTTGATGATTTGCTGGCTTGACATGCCCACCTGATTTCCTACATTGGCGATAAGTCCCTGGATGTTGCACAGGGCGCTCTGTAACTGTTGGGTAGAGCAGTTCAAAGAAGAAGCAAGCTGGTTGATGGCATTGCCATTGCCCTGAATGGCTGACATCAGGTATTCACGACCGACATCACCGTTAAGCTCGGCAGGCAGACCGCCACCATTGCCAAAGCGGTTGCCGAAGCCGTTGCCGCCCCAACAGAACCACAAAAGGATAATCCAGATGAACCACCACGAGCCGCCCCATTGGTCTTGGCTGCCACGTCCCTGGTTCAGTAAAGCGAGAAGTCCGGGGTCTACACCCTTGCTTCCCATCAAGTTGGGCAACATAGCCATGATGTCGAATTTGCTTCCGCCACCATTTCCGTTGTTCCCGTCTTGATTGAAGACATACGTTCTTTCCATAGAGATTTATATTTTGTATTACGGTCAAAATCAACCGCATCACAAAAGTATAAATACCGATACTGCCATGAAATCAGTTGTTTCCCAACGCTTTCCTAATGTTTTCCCAATATATTCTCAACATTTTCCCGCCTTCCATACGTTCCTGGAAATTGGAAATCATGTAGTTTATCGCGCGTTTGGTCTTGTGGATTTTAGGAGCTATCTGTGAAGGGTACATTCCCCTTTCGACAAGCAACTGTACAAGCAAATAGCGGGCGTCTACGGTTTCCGTATCCTTATCCGAAGATAGTATTCGGCTGGCGGGTATTTCGGTCTCCTGCGCCACAAGATTGATTGTTTCGGCAAAGATTTCTGACTTACACATAGTTTTTCTGAATTTTATATTTATCTTTGCCCTGCCACATAAAACATGAGATTAAATGAACAAAGCATAAGATAATGCGTTGAAGATATTAAAGCCTCCAACGTGCATTGTCTTATGCTTATCATGTTTTTATGTGGCAATATTAACGTGAAACGTTGGGGGCTTTCTTTATACTCTAAGCCCCCGAAAGAGTGTCAGCTACAAGCCAACTTCTACATCGTTAATTTCTTTTTTACCATACAAATAGATTATAACTTATTCCTGCGCCTACGTACATGCCGCCCGGATAACCATACCCAGCCTGCAACCCTAATCCCCAACGCTTCTTCTTCGGCTTGATGGGAACCGGATGGTAGATGTCATTTGTCACCGTCTGATAAACCGTCTTCGGATACACAGTCATACTATCCAGCCGTGGGTCTACATATCCGCTCACCACCGCACGATACAGGCTATCTTCATACACAACCCGTTTGCGATGAAGCAAGGTATCGCCTATACGTACTGTGTCATTCGGCAATATCTGCCAAAAGACCGCTATCGGTGCGGAGATAAGAACCGTGTCAAGTTTGACAACCGTCTGTATCTTTGTTTCGGTACGTATTTCTGCCGGCAAAGGCTCGAACGGGCGGAGCCACGCCACCACACAAGCGATTGCCAGCAATACAACTAATAGCCAGGGTAGTTTTTTCATAACCTCAACAAATAATGATTTACAACCATACCTGCACATATTGCGACAGCTCCACACAGCAAGTCTATTTTGTTCCACTTGCCGTTATAGTAGTGGCAACGGTCGCTGTTCTCCTTGATAAAGAGCATCAGCAGTGCAGTGCTGCCACCGAATACTATGGCGGTGGATAGATAGACCACCGCACCTAAGATGTTATTTTTCATACCATAAATAATTAGTAAAACACTACACTGTAGAACCACTGGCATCTACCCATGAAGAACCGTTCCACCATATAGGTTTACGCAGGGTCACATCAAAAAATTGAAAACCATTATCTGCATTGCCAGGACGTTGTGAAGTAACTCCTACATTTAAATATGGAATTGCGAGAAAATCAGTAAGCGGACTTTTTAAATTCCCATTCGTTGACATCAAGACTCCCTGATTGTAAAAAAAATGCGGGTATAAAGTTTTGTCCGGTATGTCGTCCTTTACTGGTTTCCACAGCAATACCGATGTCTTCATACTTGACCAGGTAGAATCATGTTCACCGATTAGCGCACAGTCTGAAAAATCCTGAAACGATAAGGTTTCAACGTCATTAACCGAACTGAATCCAACAACAACTTCTTTTTTCCCGTTAGGTGACTCTCTGTATATCTCAAACCCATAGTTCTTACCTGGGTTTATATAGAAATATGGCGTTTTCTCTTTATCACTATCGGTAATATCTATATTAAGAACACGTTTGGCAATAGGTATATTTTCTCCACACAACAGATATATTGTATATTTATAACTTCCATTTCCCCTATTATTAATAATATTACCGATATCCCTTAATTCAATATTTCCTCTGTTAAAAGCGTCCATAACATACTGACGCATTCCTAATGAAGTCGTTCTATTATAATTATAATAACAGGCTTTGTACCAATTTGTATCAACCAATGTCCCCCCTATCCTACAGTTGAAAAACACGCAATTCATATCCACAATATCAGTATTATTCAAAAACTCAGGCATTGTCATATCTCCGGCTTTATCCCATAACCCTCTAAAATAACAACCAATATATGTTACACCTTGATTTTCACTTAATATCCTGCTATTCATATAAAAATAGCAGCCTATAAAGTTGGCTTGAATGAAACCTCCACTACCTTCAATTGTAACTCCGCTGGCTTCCCAGTGACAGCCGGTAAAATTAGCTTTGATTTTTTGAGTTAATGCTATATTGCTTTGTATGCAATTAATGAAGTTAGTATACAGTCCTCCTCTGAATGTACCTAACTTATAATCAAAAGTCCTTTTTTCGTTATATCCTCTGAATTCATTTACCGAATTAAATATCCAAGCATCTCCCGCTAACTCCTGTCCCTCATTCATTTTGGATATAGTACCATCCCTTAACACCACATTTATAGCATCAAGCCGGTATGTTACATCTGAATAGGTGTCCTCCCATGAATAATAAATGACATTATGCCAACGCATAACATCAATATATCTATCAGCCAATGCCAGTATATAAGGAGCCCGCCTTATACTAATATTGTCCAAACGTACAGGAGCCCCACTGATTATGACAGGAATTTGCCAATTACGGTATTTCGTATCGCTGCCTTTAGACATGATAAAACCTTCTTTGATTGAAAGCCCGATAGAAGAGTATGCCGTTCTCCAATCATTTATTCCATCATTCATGTTTATGACAATATGGAAATCTATGAAAGAAGACATATTCATGTCAATCGACAATTCATTCAAAATCTTTGCATCTATGTCTTTGGTAAACAGATAAGTCTTCTTATTGGAACATCTTATACTGCGACATATCCGCACGATTGCATTAAATGCATCAGAGCTGTCTGTTTTACCGTCGTTGGACGCGCCAAACCATTCCGGCATTAAGTATTTGTTTTCTACATCCCCTTTGATATTCAACGCATTTAAAAAAACGCCCCCATTAAATTTTAGAATACACCCTTCAGGAATGCTTATCTCAGCGCCATCCAAATCAAAATCATACCTGATTTCGTATATAGTATCAGGCTGATTTATCATTTCCTGCGTAAGTATATTTTTACCGTCTATAATATTCCTGCGCAATATTTTATACCCCTTGCCGCTGAATCTGTCAGGACTAAAAGGGCGGTCGGCAAATTTTAAAACACTTAAGTTTTCCCCTTTGTCTACAGACACAAGGTCCTCGTCGTCCGCAAGACCGGAACCGATAAAACTCTTTAGGGTGTTAGGAGTAGTAGAACCATTTTCCCTGCCTTCTTGAAATGGAAACTGCTCATTACCCGTCAAAACGTCTCTTTTGGGGAGTTGTCCAATTTGTTGTCCTTTTTCTGTTTTCTCTTCCATACTACTATTTATTTTTACTTGTAAGCAATATCGGCTTTCCGTTAGTCAACAACAATGGAGCGTCATTGGCTAATAATAAAGCCCCTCCGTCAGGAAATGGATGCGGCTTATTCCCGCCAGCACCGGGAAACCCTATGGTAAGTATGCTGATTACGGGAATGCCGATTATAGGAATGCTGATGTGAGGGGTAGTGATTGGTTTCATAGGCTATCCCTCTTTAATCATTTTGGCTTCTGACACTTTCGTAGCACTTCTTATTGTAATTTCCATACCTGCCGCTATGCCAATAAGACGAAATATCACATTGGGAGCCCCTAAGGCTTGATTGGCATTTGGGGAAAGCGGGATAGGATTCATGCCTTCAATATTGGCAAATACAGTCACCATTCCGCCCTTGTTCTTTATCTGTATGGTAACGGGATTGCCGTCACTGACAAACGTTGCGTAATACGCTGTTTTGCCTTCTTCTTGTTGAAATGATAAAACTTCTGCTGCCATGATGTTTACTTTTTAGAGTTATTCAAATAGTTCACAATTCCCTGCACATGCAAGTCCACTATTGCCCGCTTCCCCTCTTCCGATAATAAGAAGCCAACATCTTCCTTATTGTCTTGGAATAGGTTCTCTGTAAGGACTGCCGGGCACTTCGTGTGCTTCAAGATGTAGAATCCGCTTTCCTTATCAGGGTCGCCATCCGTCATATCCTTGCGTATCTTCATACCTGGCAAAAGTCGTCCGGCTGCCGCATATAAGCTATCAGCTAATTTATCGGCTTTCGTCTGACCTGCCGAAGTCCACGCTTCCCAACCACGCGCCTGCATCCATTCAGAGCCGCTTCCCGCTGCATTACAGTGGATGGATACGAGAATTACTTCACTTGCCTTGTATTCGTTTGCCCTGCGGCAACGCTCCGATAAGGGAACGTCTATTTCCTCTTTGACGATACGTTCGGCATCAACGCTTTGTTTGCGCAATTCCGCTTCCAAACGTGTGGCAATCTCACGGGCATACGCATATTCTTTCAATCTTCCGTCCGGTGAACACTTGCCCGGAGTGTTACTTCCGTGTCCGTTGTCAATCAATATTTTCATTCTGCACGTCCTCCTTGAAATATTTGTCATAAACCACACGAGCCACCCATCCGGCGACAACGCCGACACCGAATGATACAACAGTAGTCAAGTTCACCCAAAACGGAGTGTAGTGCATGTAAAGCATAACTCCCACGATGATAGCGATAACAATCGCTGCGATAATCAGTTTCTTTTTCATTTTGTTACTCCTTATCTTTAGTTATTATTTCATTCATATCTTCTTTCTCGACATCGAGCACTTTCTTTCCGAACAATCCCAACGCTTTCAGTAAGTTGAAATTATATCCCTTTGGCTTCAAGATATTGCTTATGATAGAGCAGAACTCTATGAAGCAGACAAACAAGCATGAATACACATCAATATTCCATTTATTGCCGGAAGCAATGTTTATCATCACCACCATACAAACAAAGGCAAAGTATGTCACCATTTTACCCATAGTACGGCGCACAGCACTTGAAAACCGAAATTCTTCACCCAATAGCAGGCATTTCCTTATCCCGAACATTAAATCGCATACAACGACTGAAAATGTTACTATCAGCCACGGTATCATGTGTTCCAATGACTGTGCAATAAAACTGCTTGCTATTACCGAGAAACCACCCGGTATGCTTTGGGTAATAATGTTATTCTTCATCTTATCGTTATTTGTCAATTATTCATATCTTGCCGTAGTATCTGAACCACGCTCCCCATTTACGTTCTTTCAAGTAGTTCGGATTGTCCTGGTTGAGTTTGGCTTCCATCTCAAATGCGCTCGCTCGATAGGCGTTGGCGTTTACCTTACCGCTGCCTATTATGTTGTCTGTAAACAGGTGGTACACGAAGCTTACAAACCATTCTGCCAAATAAAGAATGTAGTAGAATAGCGGGATAAGTAACAACCACCACGCACTGACATGGAATGCCAGCAATACGGACGGGATAGCCGCTATCTCCATACACTCGAAGAACTGTTTCTGATGTGTCCGTTCATGGCGTATGATTGTTTCGGACAACTCTTTCAACTTCGTAAGGATAAAGCCGAAGAGCATTATAGTTGTGTAGCTGCCAAATAGGATAAGTTTGGCAAACCAGTTTTCATAAAATACTTTTACTCTCATAATCAAAAAAGTAAACACTTTGTTATTTTATTAATATTATTGTTTTACGCATTCATTAGAACACAACCCAAACCGAAAATCCCTGTACTATCTGCAATATCAAATACACTATCGCCATTATTAACGACAGAATCAGTTATTTCTGTAACAAAATTATTGGATATAGACATCTTTTGTGTAATAGCTCTTATTGGAGTATTATCTTCATTAAAAAGTCTAATAGCAGTAGGTGCTATAAATGAATACCATTCGATATATTGTTTTTTTATTTCAGTTCTTACTGAATCTCGATATAAATAAATAGGGATACTACTAAGATTGCAAATAAGAACAAGTTGTGTATTAATTTCTTCATGTACTAAATCATCTGCAAATGTAATATTATCAACAAGTTGTTTAATATCAAATTCTTTGCCTGCAATCAGCTTATCTCCAGCAAATAGCCCTGAGGTCAATTCTCCTATTTTTAACATAATCATTATCCTTTAAACGGTTACACAATATGCTGTATTGTCATCCTTAGAGCCAATAGCCTCGTACTCGGCAGCGGTTTTCTTGGTGAGGGTGGTGAGGTTGTCGGAAACGAGTATATCTTTTACTACGAAAAAATTTGTAGCATTTGAATTCAATGCAATAAAAATTCTTTTTGTAACTAAGCTAATATTATTTGCATCGGCAATAGAAGTATAAGTATAAATAAACGAAAGTTCATAAGCTCCATTATTGGGATTGCAATATGTGTGACTCGTACTTACTTTAAAGATTTCTTTTTCTGTAATTTTTAGGAATAAAATATTATCACTTAATAATCTATGTATAATATTTTTAAAATTATCAATGCTTCCAAATACAAGATTTATTTTTGATTCGGCTTCTCCTGCTTTAACTTCTTGATTTGAAGTTAACTGTTGGTGAGCTTCATTTGTAATCGTAAGCAAAATGTGTTTATCATCCACATACTTCTTCGTTGCAGGCTGGTAATCGCCCGTAGGGGTGAAACTTTCACTGTTGGTTTTGGTGAGGACGTCAGATTTTGCAGGAACTTCCGCCCAATCCCCATTCTTACGACCGTATGCCTTTCCATCAGTTGGCGCTTCATCTATGCCGCCTATCTTCCCCTGGCTTATCCATTCACCGTTCACCCATGCGTAGTAATCATAAGGAACTTCCGTACCTACGGCCATGAACCCGTCAACTGCCGAACCATCAGGAACGGCGGATTTCAAGGCTTCAAGGGTGGCGTATTCGCCGGCTACCTTAAATGATTTCCCAGGTTCTCCCTGTATACCTGGCTCGCCTTGTTCTCCTTTCAAAAATTCTAAAGGATAATTGACCACAGAAGATTTACTGTTGCTTCCTGAAGGTTTAAATGCAGGCAATGATGTTACATCATCCGCTTTGTCCGCATTCGGTACTTCATTAACCCCTATGGAGTTAGCCATAAGGCGGGCAACTATTTCTTGATAATCCTGTTCTGTCCAAGCCATAATTATTCCTGTTTATCGGTTACTTCTTCCGGTTGATTGTTGATAGCACGATTGAGCGCGTCAATGAAGAAAGGTTTGCAAAAAGCATTTGCATGCTCTTGTATCAGGGACACTTCTTCATCGGTATACTCTGTCTCTTCATTGGAGTTGTATATCTTCAAAGCGAGTGCATGCGATGCGATACCGTTACCGTTCCGGTATAATACATTCGCAAAATTCTCTCTACAATCTATATTTTCACAATGCTTACGGGTAATGTCCGTAGCAATCAGTAATTGTTTAAAATTTATCTTTTTCATTAACTTGGGTATGATTTAGTTAATCTTCCATCTTTATAAAAAGAAAGTCCGTCGATACCAAGAGACACTTGGTATCTTGACCCACTTAAATTTGAAATCATTGACAATGACCCTGCAAAAAGGGTGGTAGACCCAGTTAAGTTGCCATCACTTGCTATATTGTCTAATTTTAATCTTGGGTAAGTAACAGAAGTACCTCCGGCTCCACTATCAAGGAATGAAATTCCACCCACATCATATCCTTTTGAATTATAAAACTTTAGACTGTTTGAATTTGGGTCTATTTCTATTTTTGTACCTGACGAAGCGGTTGATATTTTGCCGACAATGCTAACATTCCCATTTTCGTCTACCACCAAAGAGTTGTTAGGAGTTCTTACATTTTTAAACACCCCGCTGTTTGCATTTATCTCTCCCGTAAAAGAGCCGTTATGACATTCAATAGAGCCATCTTCGTGTATCTTGATATTTCCATTGGCGGTAATTATGCCTTCCAACTTAACATGTTGCGACTTTAACGTTATACTTTCCGCCGACACATTAAACAAGGACGAAGCTTTTACTCCATTTTCAAACTCCGCAGCAGCCCAAATCTTGACACCATCCGCAGTGGTTAACCATCCCGCGCTTTTGCTTTCAAGATTGGATGTTCTTTTTGCCACAGCTTCAATCTTTTCATTAGTTTGGCTTAGCTGGGTTTCAAACTTTGTTATCATATCCTCGTAGGCATTATCGGTCAATGCTAACGAATGTATGTATATATCCCCCGTAAACTTCAATTCAAAGTCGCCCGTTCCGTCCCATGTGCCGGAATACTCTTTCATTCCGTATTCCTCGCCCGGTTCAAGACGTTCAGTGAAATGCAGGTTCTGACCGGGAAATCCTATTGTCAGCGTTCCGGCTGTAGCTACCCTGTACCGGAAAGAGATAAAGAACTTCTTCGGTTCTTCTCCTTCCTCATAGGTAGGCTTATTGGCTAAGTCCGCATTGGACTGTTTTATTCCGGAAGAAAGAATACGAAGCACGTTTCTATCCCCGTCTCTGATAATGGCAGCCATAGCATCCTTGCGGGAATAGAACTTGTCGTTAACCAATAAGAACTTCCCGTTTACAGTAAAGAAACGAACATTGTTCTTTGTCTCCCAACCGTTCGTATTGCTTGCAAATGATGCGTTATACAGATAATTATCCTTTGCCTGCACCTCGTCAAGCACTTTGGAGATTTCAGAGTAAATCAAATCTTCCAATATCTTGAACTGGGTCATAATGTTTATTCCCGTTTTCAAGATAAAGTCTCCCATGAACTTATTGCCTTGCGGACTGATAACCGTCACTTCCTTACCTGCTAAAGAATAAGAATTTATTCCTGCATACTGGTGGATACTCGGTGCATCATCGCCATATACGGACAAGGTGATTGCGTTCTGACGCTTCTTGTCTGTTCTGTTTCCGAGCTGTACAAGGCTATCGCCTTCCTGTGGTATGTCGCTGTTTGCATCACAGTCCGTCTTGCTAAGGTCTATGTAATCCTCACCAACGCCGACACATAAGCGCCAATAGTAACGGTTGGATACATTCTCGTAGATACCCGGCTTGATATTGAAGTCTTGAAAACGTATCTGGTCGCCTTCCTTGAACGGGTTCTCGATAGCCGTTTCTCCATCATCCACCAAAAGATAGCAACGCCAAAAATCCTCGTGTTCTTCCACCTTTCCGCATTTCATTCCGGCAGCGGTGAACATGTAGTTTCCGCCTGCATAAGAGAGCTTCTTTATCTCCAACTCGGAGAACATCGCCTTAATACGCACAAAGAGTTCGTCCACTTCAATATAGGATTTACCCGTCTTGCTGTCTACTTTAATAACAAAGCCTTCACCGAGAGCACCGGAAGAAAAGTTCATGGACTGGATGTAGTCTGAAAACAATCCACCTAAGAACTTTATTAAAAATCCAGCTTCGTCCGGTCTGTCTTTTCTTATAAAGAACTTGGATAAAGCCTCTATATCAAGAGCCTTAAAGTAGACAATTCGGTCGGCGGAAGTCCTGATGAACAGTGCTGGGTCGGCATCTGCGACGCATATATATATTTCCCCGAGATTCAGACCTTGTAAATGCTCTTCATCACTCGGAGATAAAGCAGGGGGAGCTGCCTGATTGTTTTCATTAAGAGCATCACCAAACCATAATATTTTACTAAGCCTTTTTTTCATACCTCAACCTTATCAACATTAGTAAATGCAGCTTTTTCTGCGCTGAATTGCAACATCTCTCCATCTTTGGCGTGGTCTATCAGGAATGCAGGGAAAGAGGCGGAAGAACCAGCTTCAGGAGAGCCGCCAATACCTGCAATATCGTTATTCTGCAATTCAAGAGCCATATTTATATGGAACAGCTGGCTATCTTCAATAACTTGCGTCATTTCCGGAACAGAACTTTCCGAACGGACATATCTTGTCCCGTCAATTTCCACCATAGAAAGGCATAAAATACGGTTTATGTGTTTTGCAAACCAATAAGGGACGCCGCTTGAATTTCCTATCGTAAGATTATACACATCATAAGGTACTGCGTATAATTCTTCTATCTCTTGCATTTGGTTGCGATATTGCTCATTATCTATTCGAGGGGAATATCCTCCAGGTTTAAATCCTGCTTCCACACGAAAATTAAATACTTGCTGAATATCATCTACCCAAAATATGTTATCAAAAGCGGAGTTATTGCTTTTATGGGAATAACGGATAAGTACAGTTTCCTCTAACAAGTCGTCAGAGGAGCATACAATAAAAGGTTCTGATGTATATTCGTTGATTGTAACCGTATATACGGCATCCTCCAAGTCTCGAAGAATGGCGTAATACATCACTACATTGTCATTATGATTATATGTGGAAAGTGATATTGGTGTAGAATTTCCTGCGGCAAGATTGTTCAGGCTCGCTGAAACTTCCTCAGAAGCATTAGTGAATACCTGTATATGGATTTTATCAGAAGCGTGGAACTTCTGAATATAGTCCATATCAAGCCCAAACTTATCTTTTACAGGTGAGAAAAAAAGAGGGCAAACATCACCAACTTTTACCATGTCCTTTCGTCCTTTTATAGTGACGTGCAACTTCACACATCATGCGCAAATATACATACTATTTAGACCAATTCCAAATAATACCTTATAAAATAACGAGTGCCTGATAGACTTATATGGAATCTCCTCATCTATTAATCCACACTCTTGACTATCAAATAATATTTTACCGCTTCCGGTCGTCCATAATTATAGCTTGCACTTTTTACGTAGCCTTTATAAATATGTCCGTTCTTTTCCACCCGAATGTAACCCGTCAAGTCTGACGGTATTTCCAAATCTCCGGTCTTGACGGAAAGTTCTCCTACTGTGAACAGTTTGTTTCCCAATACAATACTCGACCTTTCGCTAACTCCATTGATTGTCACATCACTGTTACCGTCAGATGATGTAAACTCCAACGCGTTGGCAAAAGCACCTATATACCTTGCGTTTGCTTCAATCATAAACCTTTGGGAGTACATGGCATTGAACATAGTAGAAGGAGATATGACACCGGATATTGTATATCCATCCCTTACAAGCTTGTATTTTTCTCCGTCAAGTGATGCTCCAACAAAGAATATATCATTATCACTGTCGCTGTCAGTCGTATCTTCACCTCTTTTTTCCGCAAGAAATTCCATACCATAAACATCGGCTCTATATGGGCTAACTAATTCCAATACGTTATCTGTCAATGTAATGCCGGTGGTGTATTCATTGGTAAAGCGGAATTCATCGCGACCATTTACACTATCGTAATCCTGTTTGTCATACCCGACTTTTACCCCCGAATAAACCAGTCCGGCATTCACATTGTATTCCAAATCGGAAGTGCTGTCCTGCAAGTCCTTTATTTCTGTATCTTGGAATAAAGTATCACGATGAACAAATGTCACCTTCTCGTCACCGATTACAGGGACAAACCCAAATTCCGCGCTCATCCAATTGGCGAATTTGGTATAAGATGTATATATTTTGGCATTGGGAAGTCCTCGTATGCTTTCTGCCGGAACTATCATCGCCATGTCTAAACGCTCATCTACTCCGGTGGCGATTTCACCCGTTACATTGTTCTTATCAGTTATAGACCTCAGTAAACGGTTAAGCAATACTTTAGGACTGATACAATCTATTTTTACAGATTTTCCACGCTCGGAAAAACTTATATTTAACGGTGTGTCAAGACTGTTGAATTTAAAATTAACGGGAAAATTTTGATATATAGGGTCAGATTTTGCAAGTGCTATATTGAAATTAATCATCTCACCTGGAGATATTGTCAAATTCTCATCAATATCGACAGTGTATGTATTAAATGTTTGAATTGTAGCGGATTGATAATATATTTTAAGCTCTTTACTATTTTCATTATAAGAGGAAAGCCGTATATATATCGGGAAGGATACGCCTGGTCTCTGATACGTAATGAATACACTGAATTTTACTTTTATCCGTATGGTCAAATCCCTGTCAGATATATTTTTGAACAGATATTCTCCGAATAGACTTTCCGTACTTTCAAATCGGTTTTCAGCCGTATCAAAAACCTCTACAATGTCCTTTGTTGCAATTTCCGGTTGTCCTAACATATAAAAAGGAATAGTATAATAAGCATTAGGATAAGCAGTCATTACATGGGAAACATTAGGCTCCTCTGCGTCACTTGGTATAGACCATTTTATATCACTGTTCATTAACAATCTGTCATAATCCAAAGGTTGGGACTCCTTTATTTCTTTTACCGGGTATTCATACTGCGTGCCTTTCTTTGCCTTAATCAAGCTTGCGAGACTGTTGTCGACGGCATTTATTTCGCACGTCGTATCATTGTAGGAAAATGTGGAGTAGTCCAAAGCGCATCTGAACTTTTCATTTAACAGCCATGAGTTATTCCGGGTATAAAACACGAGTGTTGCGGATGAGTTCAGGTAATTCGACAAATATTCTTTCAGCAATAGCGAATAAGCGCCGTTGGCAAACTCAAATTTTGTGGAAAAACTACGAACAACTCCGTCATAATCCCCTCTCTTGAAAGACATCTCTACATCGTCCCAATTAACAAGCTCATTTGTGGCGTCATATGTCATTCCGCCTATCAACAGTTCACATCTGTAATACATATCTATTTCTTTTTTGAAGTTGAACGTATCATAGCATCTATGTCATCACACATACGCCTGACCATATAGGCATATTCTTTGGCGGAGAACGTGTTTTCATCAATGTGCATTTTTACATGGGACATTAAAGAAACGCGTTCTTTGGTAAAATATTCCCTATCCATTTTTATTTTCCCTATATCCGGAGATGTTTCCTGCAATTTTGCAAGGCGGTAATTGTCAGAAGCGGAAACGCTGCTTATCCGGTTCTTTATCTTATCATGTTCGTCCTCTCTGAATTTATAACCCAAAGCAGACATGACTTCTACAGCATCACTCCAGTTTCCGGAAGAAATGAGTTCCTGACATATGGCAAGACAATTTAATCGGATTTGAATTTTCAGCACTTCATTTTTCCGGTTTATTTGAGCGGAAACAGACTTTCCCCCTATTATTGATAAGTATTCATTGCATAGCTTCTCGGCCGCCAAAGCCTTTTCTCTGATACTATATCTTCCGCCTTGAACAACCTTATCAATATCCCCCAGGAATATGTCTATAAAGCGGGAAAGGCATATTTTGTTTAAGTCATTATATATCATATCTTATACTCTGCTTGAAATCCAATTATAATCCGCAATATGGTTGGCTTTCTTCATAATCCGACCAATGTTCTGCAATTGTTTGGTATTGCTTTCCATCTTTCTTTCAAGTCGGCTGTAATCGTTGTTTACATTAACAACAATCCCCTCTTCTCTCATATTCTTTAGCTTTTGTTCCAATAAACCATAATCCGATGTAAGTCCTCTACGGTCATAAATATATGATAAATCAGGGATTACCTGCGCATGCGCCGGAAGGTCTACCAATGTCGGCTTATCAGGAGTGATAAAAAGCCCGTTATTAGTTACGATACCCTCTTTCTTGCCGCCATCACCTACTATTGCCAAACCGCCGGGATGGTCTTTTGTCCCTTTGGCGTATTTGGGAATGGGCTGGGCTATTATGGTCGCCAAGCTAACTGCTCCTTGTGCTATAATTAATGGGATTATCCCAGGAGCAGCGAATGGATTAGTCCATGCTTTCATTATAGCTAAAGATGTAGCCATTATCGTTTGTATAATATTGTTAGCCTTGTCAAACTTTGCTTGCTTCTCCTGCAATGCGGCTTTTTTCTTTTCAAGCTCCGCATTTTTCTTTGCTGTTTTATCCTCCGCGGCACGTTTACGAGCTTCCGCTTCTTCGGTGGAGATTGCACCATTTTCTTCAAGTTTTTCTATTCTTTCGACTTCTCTATCATATGCTTCATCATTAGCATCTTGTTCAGCTTCCACTTCTTCCATCTTTCTTTCAAAAATAGCAGTTCCCAAATCTGCAAATCCTCCCAGTAAATCAGATATAGCTTGAATAGTTTCTGCTATTTTATCCATTTTCCTCTTGTTAGCTTCAGCTGATTTATCTACTGCGTTTATTTCTGCATCCCTAACCTTTTCTGCAAGGGCAATTTCAGCTTGTGCTATCTTTTCTTTCAATTTTAATCTATCTTCTTCCGATAGACCTGGTGTATTTAGTTGTTCTTTGGCTAAATCAATGGCTAATTGTGCTTGCTTTATAGCATATTTTTCTGTTATTTCCTGCTTCTTCCTTTCATAATCTTCTTTATTTATTAAACCTTGAGAATATTGTGCAGCTGCTTCATCTAATTCTTTAGACATTGCAGCATTTATAATAACCGATTGAAAAGAATAAGATTCTTGTATTTTCTTATTCTTTTCAGAGGCGTACCTTTCTTCTAAATCTAATCGTTTTCTTTTGTACTTCTCATCAACAAGAAAAACATCTTCTCCGTTTTTTATAGCAGCATTTATAGCTTGCTCCCTTTCGTTATCGAGTAATTCCAATCTTAATCTATATTCTTCTTCGCTCCCTTTTTTTACAATGTCTAATTTATGTTCAATTTGAGACTTTTCTTTATCAAGTCCATAGGATAATTGTTTATCTTCCAAAGCTTCTTGCATTGCTTTTGCAAGATTTTCTCTGGTTGCTTGTTCTTCCTTAGAACTGCCTCTAATAGCTGCAATTCGCTTGTTATAATTCAATGATATTTTAGCAAGTTCTTTCTCTAATCCCTCATCCATTAAATCCAGTTCGGATTGTTGTAAAGCTTCACGAATGCGAATACGCTCTTTAGCGGCTTTTTCCAAAGCTTTCTTTTCTTTATCCGTTAATATTCCATTATTGCCAGCATCGGACGCGTTACTCCCTGCTAAATCAATTTTATTAAGTTGGTTTATCAATGATTCTGTAATAGACGATATTGCTTTTTTACCGGCAGCGGCTTTAGTTGCAACATCAATTTCCTCCTTAATAACACTATTTGTTCTTTTCCATGAAGTTAGAATAGTAAAAAAACCTCTATTTTTTAATTCATCTTCCAATTTATTGCGGTTGGCAATAGCTAATTGATAATCAGTATTTTCAAACTCAAGTCTTGATTTCAAAGTTTCAATGTATTCTTCTTTAGCTTTTATGGCGGCTTCATCGGCTTTCATACCAGATTGTACATATTCTTGATACAAATTTTGCATGTTTCTTGCATTCTTTTCAAGAATATTGGATTTAGCCATTTCATTTTGAGCCATAGCAACTGCTCTATTGTTATAATCATCTTGTAGCTGATTGGCGTCCTTTAATTGATTAGCTACATTCCTAATACCTCTTGCAAAAAAATCAATAACATTCTTTGCTGGTCCAGTGGATTTTTTGAAAGATAACATAAATGCTTCCCATGCCGAAGACAATCCAAGAATTGCTCCTTGTACATTATCCCCCATAGTATTTGCCATGTTCCCAAGTTCTTCTTCAACTCCTGTTATCTGTTCTCTTAAAGGGATAAGCGCATCAATATTAGTAAGCAATGTATTGAATTGAGCCACACTTCTTTTATCAGTGAGTTCAAGCGTAGTATTTAAATCCACACCTTGCTCTTTTAACTTCTTCAACCCATTCACAAGTTCAGGCAATGTTTTTACCGCTCCACCTAATGATTTAGCCAATAGTCCATTACTATCAGCAAGATTAAGGAATATATTTCTTAAAGCTGTCGCGGCCATAGACGCATCAAATCCAGAGTCTGCCAATTTCCCTAATAAGGCTAAAGTATCTTCTATCTGAAAATTGAAAGCTTTTGCCACTGGACCCACAATAGGCATCGCTGTTTGCAAATAAGAAAAAGACAAAGCGCTCTTGGTTGTAGCAACAGCCATTGCAGATACATATCGTTCCGTTTCTGATGTGTCTGCATTAAACATTCTAAGTGCAGCACCTGCAAGAGCTGCTGCTTCTGGCAACTCTGCGCCAGTAGCTTGGGCAAATTTTAAAATACCCTCCGTTGATTGCAAAATTTCATTTTTAGAAAATCCCAATTTAGCCAGTTCTATTTGTAAGGCAGTAGCTTGTGATGCTGTATATTTAGTTGCCGCACCTAATCGTTGAGCATCAGTTGTCAAGTCTTTTATATTTTTAGATGTAGTACCTAAAATTGCTGCTAATTTGCTATTTGCAGCTTCAAAATCAACAATAGATTGAGCACCTGACTTAAATAAACCTATGAGCTTTTGGAACCCACTGATAACAGCTTGTGCTCCAACCATTCCCTTTACCATAGAACCTACCCCAATTCTAACTTCATTGAGTCCGCCTGCTACATTTGACCTTAAGATATTTCCATATCCTTTGGCGACAATTCCTAAATTTTTAAACGTCTTATTTCCGTTTTGTAATTCGACTATTGCAGCCTTTATTTCGTTCTTATATGCCCCAATAGCCATCTTTTGCTTAGTATATGAATCAGTATTTCTGCGTATATACTCTGTATTCTTAGCTATCTGATTATTTAATTGCTGACGCACTTTGTTGTCTTTATCTTCTGCATCAGTAACTTGGGAAACTGCAATGCGAAGCAGTTTATTTTGCTCTTTTGCCTCATTAATAGAATGAACCTCTTTATTTGTCAAAGCAATAGCTTCTTGCGTGGTAATTTTAAGTTTCTTCTTTTCTTGATTAAGCATCTTTTGCTGCTTTAATCTTTCCGTTTCTACTTTAGCCGCTTTTAACTCTGCTTGCGCATTTAAATCATTTGCTTTAGCCTGCTCCAAAGCTTCTTTTGTGGCTTTTTGGGTCTCCTCTGCAATGTTTTTTAAAAGAGCCTTATATTCATTTTGGATGTTAGCAAGTTCTTTCTCTGTTGTAATTAACTTTTTTTGAATCTCTTCAAATAATCTTGCCTTATTAGTCAAGTCGTCATAATTAGAAACCGGAATACTATAAGATTTAGCCAGTTCTTTCCCTAACTCCGCATATGCTTTTTTAACTTCCGTAAATTTATTAGTCAGGCTGGTTAGTTGATTTAAAGCTTTATCGCTTACTACATCGGTAATTACAAACTCGTTTGCCATAAGTCCTAATTTTGAGTGCCATGCAACATCACATGGTGATACAAAGATATTGAATTATTTAGAATTTTCTAAATAAGAAAGGCAAAAATGAAAACCAGAAAAAGGAAGAGAAAAAGAAAAAGCCAAACTTAGTGTCTGGCTTTATTATTTATAAACTGTTTAAATAAGCAGTTGAGAGGAAATGCATATACAGTTTGTTATATTTTCATTCTTCTTTCATTTTTGATAAGAAAAAATCTAAATCTTTTTTTTTCATGGTTAAATACCCATTACTTTTTTTGTCTTGAACAAATATCACTGTACTTCCAAGCACTTTTGATAAACTTACTTCAACATTATTTATTTCATCGGATACATTTTCTCCTTTATAAGTATTGTATAGTTTTATGGCTCCTTCAAAAAAAGAAATCACATCTTCTTTCTTGCCATACAAAGGAGATACAATATCTATAATTCTACTATATTCCGAATTTTGCCCCATGAGGAAATATATAGGTTCTCCCCCGTCTACAATTGTTTTATTGATAAATATATTTCCTTTTTTTGCAATTTTTTTTCTAATAGTTTGTGAATTTCCCAAAATGGGAATAAACATTAAAATGGTCAGTAAAAATAATATTTTTTTCATGATGTATATATAAATTAATGATTATACTTATGTTGCCAACAATATAAACTACCTTTTTCAGCTTTTCTTTTACATCTTGTTCCTTTTTTGGTTATAGCAATACATCTCTCCGAAATTCCTTCATTTGTGTTATTATTCCCATTATAATATTTATTCCAAAATTCATATACTGTTCCATTATTTTGATATATCCAAAAACTTTTTCCGTTTAAAATTTCTCCAAAAAGTTCTCCATTATCATACCTAACTTTATCTCCTTCAATATATCCACAGACAGAAACGCTCTCATTTGAATTTTTATCTACTCGCATTTCTATTTTTACAACTCCTTCATTGTTTATAATTTCACATCCTCCTTTCGCATCTGGGAAAAAATTAGATTCATCAAAACAGCTTCTTAATTCGTAATCCCCAACAAATTGCGATGCATCTATTTTTTCTTTAGAAGAAGAACAAGCCGCTAATAAAAATATAATAAGTGTAAATATCGTATTTTTCATACAAATATCTATTTTTTTAAGTTTTGTTTGCAAAGTAATTCCTAATAAATCATTTTGACAATATTTTTAACGGAAATCTTTGTAATTTAGACTGGTTATAAATAACAACGTTCACGTTATGATACCCCGTCAGCAATACGGCTGGCGGGCAGATGGCAGAAATAACGACTAAAACAAATATTCATCTATTATGGAAATCAGCACAGCAATGATGCAACACATCCTCCGATTGACGGAAGGATATACGGATTTATTGAACGAACTTAAGGAAGTCAAGGCGGAACTTGCAGAACTCAAAGGAGAAAAGCCCAAGAAGCCGACAATTCATGAAACCAAATACCCACACATGAGTATAATAACCAGGAAATGATTGTATAAGGCGGGAGTTATCCCGCCTTTGTTCTGTTTTTAATATTTTTCAATTTAAAGGCAGAAAAATTACGGGGGTTATACAAAAAACAGTGTTCTTTTTTTAATATCAGAACCAAACATATTCAATCAGTTTCCCGTTGAACATTTCGCCTCTCGGGCAAAAATTGAAAACCCCGTCTTTCTCATAAAGGATATATACTTTCCCCTCCATCTTTGCGGCTTTTCTTGCAAGCGAACGCATCTTAGCTATATCTGCCATTCTCTTTTTGTTTTCACACGCACATCCCATTATAAACCGAATTTTCTAAAATAATCCGCAATACCTTGCTTTATATGCCTTTCCATGAATGCCTTTCTTGCATAAGAACCGACCTTGTAAATCGCCTGTCCGTATTTCTTTTCTATATCACCGCTAAAGCTTATCCCCACACTTTCAATCCTCAGTCCCTTATCTATCGGTACGGCTGTAATAGAATCGTGAAATTCACCCGTAATTATCAGGTTTGGCGTCCCTTTTGAACTTACAGGAGCGTTTATCAGCGAAGAATACATAAGCGGGGCTACCCTTTGCTTGAAAGCTGCATAGCCTTTGGCGTTCTTATACCAATACCCCGCTTCTTTGGTATTGAAATACGGGTCATTAAGGTAAGTAGGGCGTAATGGTTTATCATTTCCGTTAATACCTGACCATAGTTGTTCTACAATATATTGGGAAACTTCTTCTCTGTTTTTTACCATAATATCCCGTATCATCGGTTCAAATCCGGTAGCAAACCGTCTGAAATTTTCTTCTGCTTCAATAATGTTAGCCATAGTCAAGACAATTTAGGGGCGAATGAACGCCCCTAATTAAACGATACCACCATCATAATATACAATCATCTTTTTTCTGTCTTGCCGCACCGGAAGATGCTATATCATCGTAGATGGACGAAAGGGTTTTCTCCCTTTCTTCGGGCGGTCGGTCAAGAAAAAACACATTCTTATGTGTGTTTATGAAGTCCCTCTTCTTCATATTTCTCACCCTCTCTTCATTGAATGTTACACCTTCTACTATCATGTCCAAGCCTCAATACCTGTAATTCCGGCTTCTTGCAATACAGAGGGAGATGCAAGGGTAACGGGGTCCTCGCCAACGGTAGTAATGACCCCGTTAGCATAAGAAGCACTTGTCGCCCCGTCCAACGCTTTTTCTGCATTCTTTGCCAGTAATTCACCGTAATACTCCGTAATATCCAAATTTCCGAAGTGCTCAATCAATTTATACTTGTTTGGTTCCGTTGATACCAAATCGACATAAACCAACCCTTTCAATGCGTCAACGACATCAAAATCATAAGCTCTCACATCCGCATTCTTGATATATTTCTCGTAATCCTTGAACATGGTTGCGATAGTCAAGTTGGCTTCTGTACCGGAAGAATCCCAATCCTGACCGCCCGGATAAACGCCGGACAGTGGAATGCCTGCCAAATCTTTCGTACCGTCATTCATTCCGTAAATGACGTTGTTCTCATCTACAAAATAAGCATCAAATGCCACATTCTTTGCCACCATGATGTTTGCTTTCAAGCTGGCATCGTAGTCCTGCAAAGTCCATACATCATTTTTAGCTGAATAGCTTGTGATTTTAGTAGGGCCGTATCCCGTAGCAGAAGTTTGAGCCTCTCCACCGGAAGGTGCATATTCCACAATCGTTTTGATAGGGAATATTCTTCCCGGACGGTCTGCATGGCAAGCCTTTTCAAAGGCTTCCGCTGTTTTCTCTGTAGGTATCTTATGACCGTGAATAGTCAGTATGATAGCTTTTATTTTACCGGGGTCAAGCACACACACGGAACTACCTGTATTAAAAGTTGCAACGCCCGGACACTTTCTATAATCTGTTGCCATAACATTTTACTTCTTTAATGGTTAAATTTACATTTTTCATCTCGATAGCATCAATAAAATCACTGAATGGCTTCCCGTCTTCTCCTATAACTCCAACCCTGCCATATCTGTAGTTTTCAATGTAGGAATGTGGAACCACATCATTGTAACTACGGACAATGTTTATGTCTTTCTTGATTTCATCCAAGAAAAGATTGTATATAGGTCGCAATACCTGCTCAAAGGAAGTTTTTTGCCGGTCTTCATTCGAATACCCTTTCAAAGTGTTTACCATAATAATAAACTCCAGGCTAACCTCTGTCTCGGCAGAACTTCTATCTTCCGTGAACGGAGAATAAAGACATATTATAGGAAACTTCAATTTACTTGTCTTGGGGCTTTTACCCCATAAAGTTAATTGATTGCTTATGTAGGCCCAGTCTCCGAATAAAAACGACACATTGCTTCCGTATCTTTTCGATACCTTTTTTACAATGTCCGCAAATATATCATTTACCGGCTTCATATTCCCATACAGTTTATTTTACGCAACATACATGGATTGAAACATACACCAGCATATTCCTTTCCTTGCAAAAGTTTATAAACACGCTTGTTCATATTTACCATATCATTCCATGCCCTAATTTGCAAAACTTGTGGAGAAACAGCATCTCCATCGGCAGAAGTTACTGTTCCCACATTTGTTACGCTGTAATTACCGTCCGCTATATACTTGAAAAATATATAGCAAGCAATAGGGCTGTATTTTTCTGATAAAATAGCAAGCAGCCTATCCCATTTATCATCAACGCTATCTTCTTTTGAATCTTCTTTTGAGTTAAGATAATCGGTAAAAGCCTTACACATATCCTCACCAAGTATACGAATCAAATATTCCTGTTCATATACGGAAATATATGATTCTATTTTGCCCAACTCCGCATCTCTTGTTATAGAGGGAGCGCCAGTGTCAGGATTTATCCCGACACTCAGCAACCCGGTGAAAGATTCGTAGTCAATTATCATACCGTATCTTTTTTCGCAGATTTACGTTTAGTGAACAACTCCTCGCAACCCAACGCTCTGGCATCATTAATCAGTTCGTTTGTCGCTTCAATTTTACCCTCGGCATAAAACTTGCTCGCAAGAGCCATTCCGACTGAAACTTCATCGCCTGTTTTATACTTCACACCATCCTTGACAAATGTTACGTTATAACGCTTAGTCAGGTTTATTCTATATTCTTTTCCCATAATTATTCTCCTTATGCTTCTTGAGTGATACCTTCTATTACAGTAGAGAATGTGTCCTTTACAAATGCGGTCTTATATTGCGACTTGATATAACACATCAGCCTCTTCTCTGCGATTACAGTCACGATATTCTTGCGGAAATCGTCATTCTCCCATCCTAAGGTAATAGACAATACCCACAAGTCACGAATATTCAAGTATGAGAAATCACCCATGATGAAATCTCCTTGTTTTACTGCTGTGGTCGTTTCTACACGCAATCCCTGAATCAATTCATCTCCATATCGGAATGGGCGGAGATATTGACCGTTAGCATCCTTAGCCAACTGCATGGACGCGTAATCCAATGGGTTCATCAGTACAAGGTTCGGACGATAAGCCATTTCGCTGGTGGATACAATTTGCGAATATGCAGCCACAAGAGCATCAAACATATTTGGCTTCTCAACATAGAAAGTAGAGAGAGAGAATGCCGGCATATCCGATGCAACGCCTTTTATTTCTCCACTAGAGCCATTGCCTGACAAAATTCCCTGCTCTTCTTTGATTCCAAGTTTATTTACCATTTCCGTTTCAACTTCATTGACGAAGCTGGGAAAATCCGACAGCGTTTCCTCTGTAAATTTAGCAGCAATAGCCACTTTGGCAGCGGTTATTGTTTTTTCTGTCAATGTCGCATCCATCAAAGGCTTTAGCCCACCTTCAGGAACCCATGCAGCATCTCCGTCCTTGCTTGTATATTCCGCATAAACCAAAGCCCTATTATTTGTGCTTGATACATTTGCATATTTTCTAATGACGGTTTGCGCTCTCGGATTGACTGATAAATTTGGGTCAACCTCAAGTCCGTAATGCGGAGCAAGGGACCCGGAAGTAATAGTTGCAGCGTCTTTCTTTTCCAGCACAAGATTTAATCCCAACTTATTGCCGGGAGCCGACTGACAAGCCGATTTCAAATCAAGAGACATAACGCCCTTCTTGTCCGCAGCAATATACTCCTTGAGCTGTTCGTGTAGCTGCTCATAAACAGATTTAATCTTTACCTCCCCGTTTTTACCTACTTCGGTAGAAGCCTTTACACGTAAAATGGCATTCTCCAATTCATTAACCTTCTCCTCAAAAGTCTTTTTGTCAATGCCGGCAAAATCCTTTTCCTTGATGTCATTTATGGAATCAGCGGCATCCTTTATGGATTTACGCAAATCTTCCAATTTCACTTCATCCGCAAGATAGCCTTTCACTTGTTTTTCAAAGGCTTCTCCCATTTTTTCGTCCAAAGATTCAAAAAACTTCTTGTTTTCTTCGGACAAGCCGGATGTGTCCATAAGTTCTAAAAATCCTAATTTCATACCGATTTTAGTTTTAATAAATTACATAATGATTTTTCTTCCGTTTTGCCATTACTGCCGGCTTCCATCCCTTTGGGTGGAGCAGGTATAACACCGTCCGGCCTAAAAGATGCAAGTGACATTGCTTTGGCTATAATTTTTTGCAAACACTGTTGCTTGGTTGTACTCATATTTTTACATAACAAGGAAATTTCACCGCTTAAATCCTTATAAGCGTTTTCGTAGTCTTCAATTGACTTCAACCCCAAATACTCAGTTTCTCCATTACAGCCAATTGATACTACCGATATTTCATACAGCTTAACCTCTCTAACAATCAGGGCTTCTTTTTCGTAATCCCATTCGCAATTCTCCCATACATACTCATAGCCAATAGAGAATTGATTAAGCGTGCCTGACTCAAGTTGTTTTATGGCCCTATCTCCAAGTTCAATCTCATCTATGCGCGCCTCAAAATAAAGCCCTCTATCATCTTCTTTCAATTCTGTAATAAATCCCAAAGGCTCTGACATGTCGTGCATCCAAAGGAGTATAATTTTGTCATTTGCCTGGCTTTGCGGCCCTCTTTCATTGATACTTTTTGAAAAGCAACCTTTCAATAGAATATCATGAGCCTTATCCATGTTTCCGAATACAGCAGCGTATCCGCTGATAGTCCGGCTTTCGGGGCTATATTGGACATCCTTCGAGTTTATGGAGAACAATTTATACTGCATCCCCATCTTATCTTTGTATTTATTTGTCATTGTTTCCATTTTCCTTACTGTTATTGACGTTATTTTCAACAGATGCACTGCTTGCTGCACTGCTATCAAAATCTCCTTTTGGATTATCCGGGTCAATATCTATGTATTTTGCAACTTCTATACGCGCCTCATCATGTGTTATCAAAGACTTATCTATCAATCTCTGTAAGGCATCAGCAACTTTAACCAAAGTATTGGCTTCTGTCTCCTTATTGGTTTGAAGGCATTCAACATCTGTAAAATCAATCTTAATAAAAACACCTTCCGGACATATGGCTTTTGAAAGACATTCTGCTATCTTTCGGCTATCTGGAATGATTACGTCCTGATAAGCCTTTTTCCCGGCACTTTCAAGGTTGTCGTATTTGGCGTCCGTAAAAAGATTGGCATTTATACCCATTGCATTGGCAATCTTATCTGTACACCTCTTATCCTCTTCATGAAGTTTTAATTCATCAGCATTAAAATCAAGAGGAAGCCATCCTAATTTGTAACGTGTCACCAAAATGGGATATTCCTTGTTTACTAAGCCATAATCACGTTTAAATCTGTCCTTTATATCCTTTTCATCTTCCGAGGAAAGGGCAACATTTCCCATCTGGTCAGTATAATCATTATAGAGCACGCCTTTAGGACCACCATTTACAAGCAATGTATGGCTTGCAGACATAGAAGCTACCCAGTTTGATATAGGCTGAGAAAGGCTATCTGAAACGGACTCAAATTTGACATCAGCAGTCGCACCGCTATTTATTACTATATTGCTGTCATATATTACAAGGTATTCATAATCCTCCAACTCTAATCGAGTTCCGTTACAGTCTATATATACACTTGATATAATATTTTTCAGTTCGTATTGGCGAAACACCTTACCGGTTCCTTCCATATGGAAAATCTCAGGTGGAATTATCCACATTGCCTTAGGAGTGCTTGTTTTTGTCGCTCTAACAAGAACAATTGGACAATAGCCGAATACCTTAAGACATATTTCAATTTGCTTTATAAATGAAGAGAATGTTTGCAGCGGATTGGGAGCGTTGAGTATATTACGTATATCGGCAAATGTCCTTTTTTCATTTCCATCCTTATCTACCACATAAGGAATACCACGGGACATCATAGAGCCGATTTTATCAACTACAGTGAAGAAAGGCGTACAGGAAACAAGCGCTCCGGCTTTATCCAAATTGTTAGTCATGTCATAATACACTTTCCATTTGGAACGCCTTCCGAACAAATCGGACAAAAACCAGTAGTTTCCTGCTGCATCTCTTTCTACCCGATTTACATTATCATACATCGGAATAGACTTTTTATTCTCTGGCTTCCAAAATTTAGTAAATATGCCCATATACAAAGCAGGAGTGACAGCAAATTAATGCGGCCACTCCCATATATTTAGTGTTTTAGTCCATTAATACGGTTGCGTGCAACTTCACACGCTTGTAGTGACCCTACGTGTGCAAATATATATATTATTTAGACTAATTCCAAATAACAAACATCATTTTTATGATTATTTTTTTGATTTTCTTTTTACTCTATCCGCTATACAACACAATACATACATTGCTTCATAGACATCTTTGCCGTCATAGTCCATTAGATTACGCATAAATAAGGACATTTTATTATCCCTCTTGAATTTAAAATCTCGAATTAGCCCCTTAAATGCTTCAATATAAGAAAGTTTTCCTGTATTTTCTTGCCTTGCCCACACATCACCTATTTCAGCCCTATAATCGCGTATATAATGAAGCATTGCCTGCGAAGTCTCGATGTTTACATCGGCACCAGCGACCAGCGCGGCGATTTCTTTGATGGGAATCAATTCTCCTATATACGCATCGTCCACATATATTGTATCATGTACAACATACGCTTTCGCATACAGAAAACGCCCATTAAGCAGTGGATGTATTTCTACAATTGGAATGCCGGAAAATGCGACTGTCGCAGCCTCATAGCTGTCATATTCAAAATCTCCGCGTTTTTCTACGGTTCCGGTAAGAGCATCTGCCCCATCATCATGTGCGTTTTTCCCGAACTTCCTAAAAGATTTTATCTCTGCATAAAATTCAGGAAAGAGCACTTCCCAACCTTCCGGCATATATGTAAGATTCATAACCTCAGCGGAGCGGGTAAATATTCGAACTTCCTTATTCCCCGACTGATGAAACCATTTTATTTCTGTTTCATTATTGCCCATTATGCGTGATTGCCGCTCTACGTTTCGGGCAAAACCACGTCCACCGTTATTGCTTTCGATATTAGCCACGGTTATTCCGTCCTTAGCAAGCATGGTTGCAACTTTCGGCTCCGTAACCTCCATAGGAGCGTCCGTATACAGTATGCTTAAAATAAAGTTGCCTATTTCTGTATCCACATAATCTATGGAACATAATCTGTCACTGCCCGTATCTGCGGTATCGGTATAATTTTTCCGAATGGCACGGTTGGTATATGGTATTTCCCTATAAGTCTTGAATGTACCGTACATAAGACCTTCTATAGGTGTAGGGTTCTGCATATATTGTGTTTCAAAGACGAATGGATTTATTCTATTAAGATTATGCAATTCATCCAATGTGTGTTTAAATTCCCACAAAGGAAATTCTTTCCCGTCCGCTTCTTTTTCTATGACCGGCAATGAAAGGACAGTCCATTGCCCTGGCTCTGTTTTCATAAGATAGCCGCACAAATCATTCTCATGCAGGCGCTGCATGATTATTACAATCGGGGTGTTTCGGCTGTTCACTCGGTTACGGATAGTAGTTTCAAAGCGTTGGTTAACCTTTTCCCTTTTCACGTCAGACAAAGCGTCCTCCGGCTTAATAGGGTCGTCTATGACAATGGCGCCGGAAAACCTTGTCCCCTTTAATATGCTATCTATTTCTTTTTCTGTTTCTTTATCATCTATATCGTCCACCTCTCCAGCGCCAAATCCCGTTATCTGTCCACCTGTTGACACCGCATATACACCACCGCCAGCTGTGGTACTCCACTTCTTTTTGCTGTCTGTTCCTCTCTTTATCTGGACATACGGGAACAACTGTTGATACTCTTCTGATTTAACTATGTCTCTAATCTCTTCTGAATTATCGTGAGCCAAATCGTCAGAATATGAGAGATGGACAAACTTTGAGGAAGGGTTGAGTGCCAATCCGTATGATATAAAGTTCTTTACGGCTAATTCGGTCTTTCCATATCGTGGTGCAATATTGATTATCAGTTTTTGAATTTTTCCGGAAATAACATCATCCAACGCATTACATATGCGTTCATGGTGTCTGCTCACCACAAATTTGCGCCCTGTTTTACTTTTAAAGAAAAATTTTGTGTAATTGAGAACGCCCGACATACAAAATGCTTGTAGATACCGTACACCGTCCATCATAGCCTTTCTATCAGTTTCTTTGCATCCTCGACACTTATGGGTTTGCTGGTATTCATCTCTATTTCGGTAGGCTCATCAAACCCAAGCATTTTACATATACGCTCAATAGCCTTTATCTTATCATAAAGTTCTATCTTCACATATTCAACATCTACAATTTCCGGAGCATCACTTGTTCCGATATTTTTTTTCAATATTTTGGTGGATATGCTTTTTATTGCCGATTTCTCTTTGTCAGAGAGTTCATCAAATTCTTTACGCTCTATCCATGTATTGTGCATGCTGGCAATGGATGAGAAAGCTATACTGGACAATTCTTGTAGAATGCGTTCTTTAGTTATGTCTAATTTGTTTTTTTGTTCTTCCTGCAACTCTTTAACCCTTTGGGCTACATTTGGGTTAGACAACAATTTGCAAGATTCTTCCCACACTTGTTTGTCTCTCATCTTCTCGCACGAATAGGCACGACGATAAGCATCGGAAGCATTGCCGCTTTCGATGTAGTAGTTGCAAAAATTCTCTTGTTTGATTGTAAGTTTTTTCATGTCTTTTCGTCAGTATGGGAAGCATGCCACTTGACATGCTTTCGCAAAGATATGTAATTATTTGGAATATCATACCTATCTATCCGAAATAACTGGTATAATTATCGAAAATATTTATCTCCCCACTTCCTTATTACTTCTTAAAAACATTTACATAATCGATAACTTTCCGATTAGCTTTATCTACTTTTCGCATGTCAAAATGGATATAGATGTCAGTCGTTGTGCTGTTCGCCCAACTATGCCCAAGCGCGTGGGCGATTACCTCTTTGGGGACATCGAGCTCTGCCGCTACCGTGGCCCATGTGTGTCTTGCCCAATATGAAGACAAATCAGGGAATAAAGGATTTCTACTCTTTTTCCCTCCCAATCCCTTCCTTTCTGTCTCTCCAATCTGTTTTAACCCTATTCCCATACGATGTAGGAAATCCTTGTAATTTCCGTATTCATCCATTATATTAAGAAGATAATCCTTCCCTTTGTATTTCTCAATTATAGCCTGCGCTTCCGGTTCTACTTTAATACTGTATAATTTCCCCGTCTTAGCTCTTTTATATTCAAAACGACCATTTACCAATGCAGAATGTTTTGCGTTAAACAAATCGGCTGCATTTACTCCTATGAGATAGAACATGAGCATGAACATATCCCTATATCTAATCTGGTATTCCTCACATGGATAATCTCTCAATAACCTAAGTTGTTCTGCTGTAAGACTACGTTTTCGGGTTTCCTCTTTCTTTATTGAAAACCTTCTGAATGGATACAATGTTGTGTACTCCTCATCAATGGCGTAGTTGAATACACTACGTATGTTCCGTAAATGAATAGCGTAGGCATTAACCTTCATCGTCTTTGCCATCCACGCTTCAAAGTTTTCCAGCCATGACTTATCCATGCTCTCAAAAGTACAATGACTATCGTATTCCTCAATCTTGTTTCTTGTGGTTGTATATATAGACTTAGTTCCCTGATTAGTTTTCTTGGAAACGAATTCATCAAGATAATAGAGAAACGTCTTTTGATTTTCAACCTTGCTACTTATAGCGTCCTCTATCAACTTCTTCAAAGCTTTGTCTGTAGTTGATTTCAACTTTTCTTGTTGCTCTAAAGTAAATATTACTGTTTCCGCCTTGTTTATTATTCCACGGGCAACTATATTTCTCGGCTTGTAATTTTGTGCACGCACAGAATATTCGTTCCCATTCCATTCTTTTTCCGATGCACTTAGCTGCGTAGCTATCATTATTTGTTTGTTGTGGAATACATTCAACTTTATCGGATAAGTACCATCTTTTTTTTGTCTTCTTTTATCAAGGTAGAATTTAACCGTTGCCATATATCTATGTTTTTAGTTTATGCATATCTGAAAATTTGCATAGGATTTGCATACAAAGGTAGGGTAACAACCCCTAATAACCCCCAAAAACGTACATGTTATATGGCATATATAAAGAAAAAGGCAGCTACTTTATTTGTAACTGCCTGATTTTCAGAAGAGCGGCAAGCGAGGCTCGAACTCGTGACCCTCAGCTTGGGAAGCTCTTTTTTAGTGCATCTAAAATACTATATATCAAATATTTATTTTACATACAAAAATAATTTGCATATAATTTGCATAATAAATATCCCCACGAACATTTACATAATCATTTTTGTGGTAGTTAAAATGAAGCAACATGAATCACTAACAATTCTCCCCTCTCCAATAATTTCACGCATTGGAGGATACTTGACTTCGCTTCGCAACGTCCATCCCAGTCTATCACCTTTAGGCTTTAGACGATGCGGATACTTTGAAGAGCACTTTGCTTTCTTGCTTTCCATTACACTCCCCATATTGTTTTGATATTGAATTTATCTGTTCCCTTTTTTATCCTTCTGCTTACAAACTTGCAAGCCACTTCTTGCCTTTTCGAGTATTCAGCCAAAGAGCAAATAAAAAGGCTAAAGCCCCAGAACCTCCTAAAACGATTAATAGACCTTCCATAATTACCTCCTTATCACTTTATAACCAATATAAGCAAATACTATTGTTGAAAAAGCTCCAATCAAAAGCAAAAGCCAATATAACTCATTGTTTGAACTTGTGAAAAATGACACAGCCCCACCTGCTACCATTGCAGCAAATGATGTTTTTGCCAAATCATAAAAGAACTTTCCAAGCGTCTCTCGGCTTATTTTCTCTTTTTCCTTGACCTCTTTCTTTACTTCTTGTCTTTCACTCCAGCTTCCCATGCACTCCTATTATAGCAAATATGAATATACGGGTATTCTCCTTTTATCAAGTTCCTCTTTGGAAATATCAGACAATACAAACTTCTTCCCTGAGTTAGATTTATTCAAATCAGAGATGTTCTTTTTAGAAGAACGAGGTTCTTGTTTTAATCTTATATTACCCATACCACCTTTATTCTATAATATTGTAGAACGATAGAACGAACGACGCAATTTAAACATAATACCACCTAACAATGTTTACTACATTGTTAATAATATTACTTTCGATACAAATTAAAGCAGAAATAGGGATGTGACCAAAATGTGAGACAGATTTATTTGTAATTTAGACTGGTTATAAATAACAACGTTTACGTTATGATACCCCGCCAGCCGTATTACTGGCGGGGTAAATAAACTATTTGTTTATTCTATTTTACATAAACCAAATGATGAAGCACATTTCCGCTTTTTGTATCAACTTCCGCCAACCTGACTGCCTAAAATCTTCATATTATAAATTTTCTTTTCCTTAACCTTCCCGCCTTTCAGTATTGCGACTTCTTGTCTCAGTTGTACAACTTCGTTCAGTAATTTCTCATACGCTTCTGCGAGACGGAGCATGTGCTTCATCATTAGATTTACATTTTCATTCATTATATTTCAAATTAATAAATTGTGTCTTGTGAGAGATGAAATATCAACAAATTTTATGTTGAAAAAGTTTTATTTTAAAACATGTTTGTAAACATAAATATTAAACAGCCTTTCTTCTCTCACTGAATAGGTCTTGTATTTCTTCCACAGATTTGTTCAGAACGTTAAATCGCCTTTGTAAATCCTCAAATTGCGCTTCATACATGACTACTGTCGTTTCATACATTCGCTTCCAGTATTCAGCAGTTTCCGGAGATGGCAAATCTTCTACATCTTTTTCAGTCAAAGACGAATGTGAAGTTTCATTGTCAAGGAACATTGGACCTTTACCGGTGAGGATGTAGTTGGCGTTGACTTTATACATTTGACAAAACTCTTGCAACGTGTTCATAGACACACCGCATATTCCACGTCTTATTTTAGACATGGTGGCCTTTGATAAATTTTCTAAAGTGTTCCACACCTTATAATCGGTAAGTTCCAACTTTTCTATCGTCTCTAAAAAACGATAAGTATAATCATTAAACGCTTCATTATTAATATCATGTTCGGCATTATTTTTTTCATTGCCCAAATAGATATATTTCATATTTGCATCTGGAAAACATTCTGCAAACTTAGATAAGAACTTCTTGCTTGGCTCTTGTACCCCCCTTTTTATTTTAGTGAACATAGCCTCTTTAACCCCAGTGCTCTTCGCTATATTATAGAAAGATACTCCCATCCTTTCGACTTCTTCTAGAAATCTTTTTGTTAAATCACTAAGATTTGCTTCGTTTTTATTTTTACTTTCCATTTTAGATAGTATCTTTGCATCCGTTGCAAGTAGAGCGGCAACAGACACATGATTAAACAATCGCCCTAACGTGGGCTTTTCTATATGAAAATCCGTTGCCGCTCTACTTTAGCAACGGATTTTTTTATTTTATAAAGTACAATCGGTTATTGTTTCCGCTTTACGAGCTACTGCGGAGGGCTATCGGGGAAAATACGTTCGACCAATAACAGATTTAAAACAACCTTCCGAAGCTTCACGGTGAAAGCCCGTGAGGGGATGCACGAAAGAAGGCAGTCGATTGAAATAAGCAGACTGGTGCGCAGGTGCAGGTTACGAGATAACCAACTCTGTAAAAGCTGAAAGCCGAGATTGGAAGCACCCAATTCAGAGCCGATGGGGTCGATACCTAACTTATACTGGTGATTTACCATCGAATTATCCCTGAACCGTTAGAGAGGAACCGCTCTCTACGGGTAAGGGGATGATTCACTCAAAAATCAACGTTCCTTCAAACCTGGTAATTTATAAGTTAACATAAAACATATAATATGAATGATATACTTAATGTAAATACTCAGTTTAAGAAGAATGATATAGATGTATTTCTTACTTCAAGAAAGAAACCATATTTGATAACAACAGAACAAGTTATAGAATATTGGAACAAAAAGAATTGGTTAACAACAAAAGGAGAAAAGGTTACATCAATCTCCACTATCGTGAATGTTGCAAACAGTTTCCTTACTGAGAAAAAACGTAAAGAAGGTCTTTTGCCAGCTATTGAAGCAACAAAACTCAGAAACTACAAAAATGAATGGCTCCAACAGAAAAGTCCGTATTATGACCAATTAGAAACGCCTCAATGGAAGTCATACAGAGAATTTATATTCACCGTAAGAGGTAGAAAATGTGAAATTTGCGGCAAAGAGAAAAAGTTAAATATACACCATGTAAAATACATCAGCAATAGATTTGCATGGGAATATCTACCTTCTGATGTTCTTGTTGTCTGTGAAAGCTGCCATAGGAACATACATAAGATGTCTCATTAATAACCGATTGTACAACATTTCAAAGAACGAATTATGAAAAAGAAATCAACAGAAGAAGACCCTTTAGATGAATTCAGATACCCTGACGGCATGTATGATATTCCAACTATTGTCTCTTTCTTTGGTCGCAAACGACACCAAAAGCATACATTTGAAGAAATACACAAAGAGGTTTGCGATTTGTTAGAGATTGAATGTGCATTTAAGCACCCTTATCTCCGGAAACCGTTATTGAAGCAACAAGCTCAACAACCTTCTGAAAACCCTCTATTGATTTCGGTTTTTGCACTTCAACTATTGTTGATAGCAATTCTTCTTTTGGTTCTTTGTGTATTATCATGTTCTTAGTTTATATTTAATTTATATTCGTTATGAAAAAAAGAAAACATCCAAAACTTAAAGGTCTAAACTTCGATTCTCCCGAACATTGGGAAACGATTAGAGAATTAGAAGAACTCTCTTTATCTATGTTTTGTGAACAACTTCGAGAACATTCAGAGATGTCACAAGTTGAGCCACATCAAGAAACAAGCGAATTTTCTTCGGTTGCTTTACTTCTGACAATAGTGATAGTAATTCTTCTTTCGATTTTCTTGTTATTGTTATTCCGCTTGGGTTGACAACGCATTGAACCAATGTTTTTGAAACAACACCACAAGCGTCATACTGCCCAATGCTTGACAAGTGTACTAAAGAAGACAACGCACTTCGTATAAGGTTATATTCAAGACCTAATGGAGCTATACCAGTAATCAAGTAGTGATACATTATAAATGTGTCGTTAGAGTTTAGTGCCAAGCTTGTATTTATATCATTGTGTAATTTAGCTTTCAACAATTCAACTTCCTTTGTCGCCCTTCCGAAATCTACCAACGTATATAAGTTCATTCCAACAAGCACCGTAACCAGCAACGCTAATATCCCCACTATCACCCCTTGATAGTCCATTCCCAAATCAGAGGTATGCGGATATGTTCTACATAGAGCCGCCACAGATACCATGATAGATATTGCAGACAATATTAGTGTTATTGTATTTCTATACTTACTCATAACAATATATTAATCAGAGTTTTATATAAAACATGTTTTATAACATATAAAATACTAACTAAAAAAGAAAGTATTTCTTTGTGCTTTCTAAAATAGATAGTATCTTTGCACTGTTGTTAATCAACAACGTTATTTTTTAAAGTAAATACAAAGATAAGAAAATAAATAAAGAAAGCAAATATGAAGTACGATTTATCAGACATAATGAAAAAGGCTCACAACTTCTACAAGACCGGAAAATACACCTGGTCTGAAAGCTTGAAAAAGTCATGGAAGATGGCAAAGTTTTCTGTCCGCGTAAAAGAGGAAATAGCCAATATGGTAGACTATAAGTCTGCTGACGATAAAGCGTTCACTAATAGATTGAGAAAGGAGAATGAAGGCTATAAGCCGGCAAAAAGAAGCGCCTATGATAATTTCAATGCTCCGGCTTCCGTCTATTATACTTCTAACAACAGAGGGCGTTTTGGCTCTTGTTTCGTGGGTGATTAATACAATTAGCACATAAATATGAATGACATCAAGACAATAGCAGTAAAGAAAATATCTCCATCCGACACATTAAAAAGTATAAAAGTCGGTGACACAGTGATTATAAAGGACAAGCATATAAAACCCAATGTAGCCCGCTCTACCATGTCCAGACTATCTAAAAACGGATATAGCTTTTATTCGACAAGCTGCCCTGAAGGGTTGATAGTAAAACGACTTAAATAATATCATTATGAATATCAACAAAATATCAAAACAGACAGCCATGTTTGCAATAGGATTTATCGGTTTCTTATTCTTTCTTGGCATCGCAGGCAAATCAGATTATAATCAGGAAGTCATATACAACATGACGGAAACGGCTTACAATGTTATCGTTGATTCTCTCGGTGAAGGTTGTAGCGATACTCAAATCGTAAAGACTTATTTAAGTAACAAAGAATATTACGACAGTCTAAGTTGGTAGGTTATGGGAAGGCAAAAAAAGATAGGAAAGGTGGAACCCGTACAAAAAATATGGCTCTCCGCCAAGGAAGCAATGGCATATTTAGGGTGCAGCATGGACTTGTTGGAAAAACTAAGGAATAATGCCGAAATATCATTTTCTAAATATAATAACCGTACCATTTGGTACGAATTGAAAAGTATTGAAAGGTTTATAGAAAGAAACCGCGTTGTGTGAACAACGCTCCTTCCTCTTAGCTCAGCCAGGCAGAGCATCGCTATGGTTACTTGTTCGAAGGTTTAGTATCCGGTAATTTCCGGTTAGCGAAGGTCGCACGTTCGAGTCGTGCAGAGGGAGCAAAATACATAGTTCTTTGACGTATTGAATGTGAAATGAGGTTTAAGTATCTGATATTTATACTTATTTCAATATAACCGAGGATTACGGATAGCGGAAACGCGGGGACTCCGTATAGGCTTGGTTATCGTGATTGTCTCTTCGCACCGAAATGTCCTACGGTAGAGAGTATGCGGTTTGGGCGTCCGTATCGCAAGAGACAAAGGTCATAAAGACAACATAAGCGTCCGATACAATCTTAAATCGGTATAAAGTATGCGGTGGTAATGAAAGGCGCCCGTACACGCTTATTATATATACTCCCTTCCCGTCAAATTCGGGCACGCTGAAAAGCCAAACACGTATTGTTGCGTTGAAGGGAGCAATGCTTAATGAATAATGATATGAGAAAGGTAAAAACATTTACGGATTTGGTATTTAATCCACATGCTTTTAGCAAGGAGGCACGTCATCTTTCTTCTCCGCTTCGTGAGGAATACATGGAGGCAAAACACGCTGTAATGCGGTTTGATAATGGCTATGGAATAAGTGTTGTAAAAGGAGATATGTTCTATTCTAACGGTATAGATACTTATGAGGTTGCTGTCCTTAAAGATGGTGCTATTTGTTATGATACCTCAATTACAGATGATGTAATTGGTTATGTAAATGCAGATGAGGTATCTAATATAATGAAACAAATTCAAGAATTAAAATAGAGAATTCCCGTGGCTCTCAATAGATGTTTGAGAGTAGTAAGGCAACCATCGGAACGCTCACGGGAACGAAAACGTAATTATATGGAACTAAAAGAATTAACCAATAAGATTTGTGATTTATTTGGATGTGCTAATGTCAGTACATTACCAGATAAAATAATGTCTTCCTTATTTTCTCAGAACGCACCTTTGATATTCGAGAAGTATAAGGAGTTGTGCCCGGATTTAAAGATTGATTGGCTTCAAAAAGTCTATCAATTTTACCATGCTGACAGGAAAGAAAAAAAGCAAGATTATACTCCTGTTTCCCTCGCTAAACTTGTTGCTTATTTAAGTTGTACTTCGTCAGAAAAAATAGTTTATGACTGTTGTTCGGGTTCCGGTGCACTTACGATTCAAAAATGGAGTATCAACCCAAATTTAAAATTCGTATGCGAAGAGTTAGACGAAAAAGTAATTCCTATTCTTCTGTTTAATTTATGTATTCGCAATATTGAGGCAACGGTTATCAATAAAGATATTCTGACAAGAAAAGTTATTTGTTCATACAGAACAATTAAAGGCTCTACTTATTCATCTGTTCAACGGTTAATGTTCTCAGAAATGGAGCTTTTAAAGGCGGATGTAGCAATTTCCAACCCGCCATTTAATTTAAAAGTTCCTGTATCTGAAAATATAATTAAAGCTTTACCTCAGAAATACACTTGTAATTTTGCTTTTGTGGCGCATTGCTTGCAAAGGAGTGAAAGATGTGCGTTGATTCTTCCCAGAGGTGTGCTTACAAGCAAAGAAGAGAAAGAGTGCAGGAGATACTTTATTGAGAAGGGATGGCTGCAAGCTGCTATTTCTTTGCCGGAAAAGATGTTTGAGTCTACCTCTGTAGCGACTTGCATACTTTTGTTTGATAAGAAGAAAACGAGTAAAGATGTGATGCTGATTAATGCGGAGCAAATGAAAACTGTTGAAGTGCGGGAACAGCGTGGAGAAGGTGAAGCATCACACTATAATCGTATATATAAAAAGGAATTTAACACCTTTTCGGACGAACAATTGGTTGCTATATGTGAACTTCTACATAAGGAACAGGAAGGTTATTCAAAGAAAGTGTCCATAGAGGAGCTTTTGAATCATAACTACAATCTTGATATTGGCCCATATCTTCCAATTTATATGGAAGGTACACTTCATCGTGATTTTAATGCTATTATAGCAGATATTAACCGTGTTATCCGTGAACGTAATGTAATAAAAGTGACGGTTAATAAAGTGTGGGCTGAGAAATTGGGGCTTACAGAAATTATAAGAGCGTGTGAAGCATCTAATGAAGTAGTAAAGGCGATGAATGAAAGTTTTGCATCATTCAAGAATTACGAAGTAAAAGAGAAAATTATTGAAAACAAATATATCCAATCTTCCGCTTCAAAAATATTTTACATAGAGAATACAGATAAAAAAATATTATCGAGCATCATGCCTTTTTTCATGAATATGTATAAGCAGCATATTTATTACTTAAATAATGAAGAGAATAGACTTCTTGCAGAACTTAGAGATTCAATGCTTCCATTTCTTATGAATGGAAAAATAGAGTTTAATGACAAAGAAACAGCCTGTAAGGGTGAATAATTCATGATAGCTTTTTAATGTAAACAGTCCCGTCCACGTGCTGGTCGGGAAACACTGCGACATGGCGGAATGGTAGACGTATCACTCTATGATAGGAATGTCAAACCTTAGATGTGCGGAGCTTGACAACTCGTCCCGGTTCGAGTCCGGGTGTCGCAACATCTTCACTACAGATGAAGTATTTGTTTAGTCGTAGCCGGGCGGTCTGTGAAGATAGTCCGGTCTTTTTATTGAAACCAATTAATAACAATATAAATATGAAAAAGAAATTTACTCCTGAAAATATTCAGGAACTTAAAGAGAATCAAATATTTGTTTTTGGCAGTAATATGAACGGTAACCATGCCGGTGGAGCAGCCAGATTAGCAGTTGAGAAATTCGGTGCAATCATGGGACAAGCCGAAGGATTGCAAGGGCAATCCTATGCTATTCCTACGCTGAATGAAGATATGGAGAAAGTCACAGAAGAAGATTTGATAACCTATTTGGGTAACTTGCGGAATTTTGCCAACGAACATCCTGAAAAGGAGTTTCTTCTTACCGCCATTGGGACGGGAATAGCGGGGTTTGATACAAATTATATGGCATATATGGCTCTCAGAGCAAACCTTCCTGATAATGTTACTATCCCGAAAGAATTCAGTAAGATAAAAGGGTTCAAAGGCTTCAACTCTGATATGACTTGCAGGGATTTTAAATATGAAGAGGGAAAAGATTACGAAGAACAAGGTGATATAAGCGCTTGTAGTAATGGTTTCCACTATTGTCTTCATCCCTTAGATGTATTTGGCTATTACCCTCCTGCATACATTGGAATGAATAAGTTCCATGAAGTTGAAGGAAGCGGGGATATGGATGTTGATACGGATGATACCAAAATTGCTTGCTCAAAAATCCACATAGGAGCAGAGTTAAGTATTAAAAGCATTGTTGATGCGGCAATCAAGTTCACTTTCAGCAAATGTAAGTGGGTAAAGGAAAAGATTGCTACCGGCTACCAAGGCGCTGCATCAGCTACCGGCGACTATGGCGCTGCATCAGCTACCGGCAACCAAGGCGCTGCATCAGCTACCGGCAACTCACGTAGTTTACGGTTCTCT